ACGTCAGTATTAAGGGCGGCTAAATCCATTTTGATTTTAGTGCCATCTGTAAGCTCTAATGTTTTTGTGTCTTTAACGGCATAAGCGGTGGCGTAATCCGGATTGGTAAGAATTGTGGACCAATCCGCAGAGATGCTGTCAAAGTTTGCTCTCGGGTACTCATCGAGAGGATAAACATTATTCGCATAAGCCGACCAGTTCGTACCGCCTTTATAGGAATCGAGCAGAGAAGACGGAACATAAATACCGCCGTCACCTATAGCAATCGGGCTTCCGGTCAAAGCCGATGTTGCCGCAAGGCTGCTTCTCGTAAGACTTCGAACAACAAGGTGTTTCATCGCCGAGCATCCATTAAATGCGTTTGCCGCAATACTAACCGCCGCTTCCGAAGTCAAGTCTGCAACTTCAAGTTTCGTTGCATTCTGAAAAGCATTCGCTTCGATCGTGGGCGCGCTTACTACGGCTCTCTCAAGATTCGGGTGATTATAGAACGCGTAGGTTCCAACTTTCGATATACTCATAAGGTTCGTTTCACCCCTCGTATTCTCTTAATGTCCGCGCCAGGAACTGAATCGTCAAAGCTCTCATATCCTGGAATTTCGCGGTATAGGTTGTATTTTCTGTAATAGGACCGAGAGCAGGCTCCCATCCGATGAACTCGAACTCCGTACTATCACCCTGTGTTGTAGTCGGTGTAGATCCGCCATAAACCGGTGTTGTATTTTCGGCAAAACGCCCACTCCACAGCGTCTGTCCACCGTCGTCTTCAGACTGTACAAACGTCGCAGTATAGTGCGGAATATAGGTTGCAGTATATGTAGCATTCCCGGTTACAGAAGTGATCTCAGGAGTCCAGCCGGTTGATTCTATGCCCTCTTGTGTCGGAGTTGCTCCGTCATAGGTGGGAACAGTTCCATAAGGAATATTGTTATCAGTTTCCAGAACCGTTCCATCGGCGTTCTTCCACGTTACGGTGTAAGTATTGACGGTCTTTGTATACACCGCATACACCGAACGATTCCGACTCACATTCTTCGTTGCATTCGTGTCGGCAGAACCATCCTGATACAAAGACCAGCCGGCAAACGTGTAAGTATATTGAGCATCCGCAGTTCTTGTCGGAGTTCCATTCCACGAACCGTCGCCACCGTCAATGATCGTTTCCGTGTGCAGCAATGTCGTACCATCATAATTATAGTACTTCAATTCGGTTGACAGATGATCAGCCGTTACACGAATATAAGGATACCGAGCCATCAGCGCATCGATCTGCTCTCCGGTAAGCGTCCCGGTATGTACTTCGCCACTGACAATTGCATTCTCTTCGTCATGATAGACCCATTCTCCGGTCGTTGAGCTGCGTTCTCTCGTTACACCGGTCATAGTGTCCAGCAAATCGTAGAAGTCTTCAATCTCAGACAGAGACGCAAAGGTCAAATATAATCCCTGAATGTTAACCTGTGACCTTGCTGGGATCGCATTCAGAATCGTTACCGGATTTACGACAGAAGCGTCAATGTTGGACAGCATCAGTCGAGAAATATTTGAATAATCCGGCAGCACAAACTCATTAAGCTTCTTCAAATTCAGAAGCGTCAGAGCAGTAACCGTGGCCGGCAAATGAAGTTTCTCAATCACGCAGCCGTCCGCAAGATCAACGCCCGTGATGATCGTTCCATCAAAATATGCTTCAACCAGACGAGGCGAATTCTCAAGATTAACGGTAATACCAAGTCTCGGGCAATTACGGCAGTCAATATACTCCAGCAACTGGCAGTTACGAACGTCCAGCGTCACCAAGTTTGTGTTGGAATATCCATCGGTCTCATCGCCAATCTTAAGCCGCTTCAGCAATACAGCTTTTGAGAAGTCGCATTCGTTTGGATAGAACTGGCTCAAATCTCCAACATCTGTAATGAGATTTGCAGAGTGGATCCACGTCTCCATTTCAGTTACGCCAGTCGGAGCAACGTAAGGAAACTCGGACGCCGTGCCAACTTCCGTACGCTTCAGAATCGGTGTTGTGCCGCCGCCAAAGCTGACCGCAATATACATTGGGATTGCGGCTTTAATTCTTAAAACGCCTTCGTTAAAGAATCGAATGTTGATCGTGTTAGCGGTAGCGTTGCCAGTATCGTATTTACTGTCGAGATAACGAAACCGATTATACAGCCACCATTTACGCTGCTCTTCTTTCGAACCCTGCAGCATAGTCAAATATCGATCTGTTCGAATTGGTTTACCGGTATCCTCATCGATGGTTACCGGATCAACAAGCGGAATAATATACTTAACCCAAGCGTCCTCATTGAAAATAGCTTCCGGCCAAATCGACTGATGGTTTTCATATCGCTGTTCAACTTCATCATAGCTCCAGATGCCGTTAGCACGAAGCGTTCGATACATGGCCATCATCTCAGCTTTGAAAGCGTCTCTCATATTGCACCAGAGGACGGAGTCCTGTGCGTTATACACAGGAGCCTCCGAACCGCCGCTGTCTCCTCCAGATATCACGCTGGAAACACGGTCAGTATCCTCCAGATAAGGAGAAAACATAAGAACACCGGAGTTATTCGTGCCGTTTGCGGTATCCATATCATAAGGCTCGAATACTACTCTCCGGTTCATTTTACGGTTTTCGTCAGCCATAATTCTGTTTCCTCCTCTCTTATTCGATCAGGCTTCCATCAAAGCCCATGAACATATTCTTTGCACGTGAGTCAATCATAAGGAACAGCTCGGTGAAAAGGTAATAAAATACTGCGCTGTCGACTTCCATATAATCCTGAGCTTCCGCGCGGAATTTCGTAAGTCGATACGCAGGAGTATCTTTCGTAAAGGTCATAATCTTGTATCCGGTGTTCACACCATCCACAATCTCGTCCTCTACGGTATAGCTTTGATCGTCAGGATAGGCACTTACAGTAACTGTTGTCCGAAGTTTAAATATAACGGGCTCAGGAAGATTCTCGTTCGTTGCAGTCTCTCGTCTCGTAGATTTCACCCAGCCGACAAACTCTTTCAGTTTTGAGTAGTCACGCCACTCATCGCTTGGGAATCTTGCCTCCCAGTCGTCATACCATGTTGGGTATTCCTGACCAAGTTCATCCACAGACGTAGAAACGAAGTCATCATCCTGAAACTTAACGTTCTCCGAGTTGTTTCTTTCAACTTCCCAGCTCTCCATCGTATTATCTGACGTAGAATATCCGTAAGGGCCAGGTGCTCTCTTCGGAAGGTTAAAGTTATACTTTCCTAGGAACGTCGTTGTCTGATCGTCAGGATTATACCAGAAGACGACGGTAGGAATTCCCTCGATACCGTAACGAACTCTCGGATTTTCCTGCATAGCCGGAGTGCGATACGGACAGCTGTCATGGTAGAACATCGAAAGCTCTGTATTGTTTGCCGATTCAGACGAAGCGACATCGGCTTTAAGAACAAAACGATTGAACGGGATAGACGCCGCACGAATTCCATAATTCGGAACATTACCAGCGGCCGTATCAAACCCATTCTTAAATTTCAGGTCATAGTTCTTTCGATAGTAAATCGCGGAGCTTGTACCCTGAACGTCAATCTCGACGCCAGTAAATGTGAAGGACTTTGCCGAATTTCCAGGAACCGTGAAGGAGCCGGAAATCGTCTTCTTGTCGCCCTTATACTGCGGAAGTTCCGGAGCCTCAAGAATCCAATACGGAAGATCGGACGGTAGATTTGCCGTTGTGATTTCTCCGCTTGTGTTATATACCTGATTGTGTGTATAACGCTGCAGCATAATTTCTCCAACCTGAGTATCAGCAATCCAGTTATCCAACACCTGCTGGCGATTAAGATCGTTATCGTAAACTCGAATATTGTAAATATCAAGGCCGCAGTCGTTGGATCCGAGAGTAATTCCTACTGGATTCAACTGACTGAATCGCTCGCCAGAGGCATACTGAATCGCTCTCGACATTACGCCGTTAATATAAATAAGAACCAGGCGGTTAGCGGTCTGCTTTTCAATCACAATGCTCAGTCTGATGTGCTCGTTCTCTTTGTAAAGAGTACTAAGTTCATTCTGGGCGCCCTTGAACAGGACTGACTGCGGCGTAATCTTCAAACCGATGTTATCCGCGAAGCAGCTAAGAATCGTAGTGCTATAATCCGAAACCTGTCTAGTTGCAAATTCAATCTCGATCGTCTTTCCACCGGCCTTAAAATCTGTTCCAAACAGCTGATATGGAATCGTCATTCTGGCGTCGTCAACGAGTCGCATAACATTGATGCCGTCGTCATCGGTATGCCAACCGTCCAGAACCCAGTTAAAGTTCGAAAGCTGAGCTTTAATAATCTGATGGGTCGATGGGTTTTCGTACTGCCAAATATCACGGGTCGATTCGTTATTCGAACGTCCCTGAGCATTCAGATAAAGCACAAGATCTTCAGTTTCGGCTTCAATATCAATATCGGTTTCATTCACGTGGAACTGAATACGTTTAACAACATTTCCGGCAGTAATACTGAAAGTAATATCACCGGCCGTTGAAGCACGATACGTGAAGCTTTGTTCCGTACGATCAACGTCCTGCGTGGAAACAAGGGCCTCGTTAACATAAAGCTTTACTTCGGTATGATCGTTCATCGGATCATAGACTCTATACGGGATCACGACTGACGAGAACTGACTGACTTCCGCCATGTTAAAGGAACTCGTGATGATGATTTGATCGTTCAAAGGTTCAACAGACATGAACTCGTAGTAAAGCTCATTACTGCGGACAATCTCGTCGTTGATTGTTGCTTCGAAATAGACTCGAATATTATGCGATCCATGAGCCTGCGCAGGAAGCGTATATGTCATCTGTCGTCCGGACACGCTCGTCTGCTGTGTTCCTACTTCTGTTCCGTCTACAATAAAATGAACGGTCTTTGCGACTGAGCCAACTGGAGTATATGGAAAAGCAATTGCCCCAGAGAAGGGATTGCTGTTATCAAATGTAGAACTAATACTCAGCGGTGTAACGGTCACGGAGAAGTTAATCGTACGAGCATTGCCGTAAATATCACTAATCTGCACCTTGCAAACATTTGCTCCGTTTGAGCAATACTTCGCAAGATCAACCGTAACTTCGCCTTGTGCAATCTGTCGACTCGCCTTAGAAACGCCATTTACTGTAACTCGCATGGTGCCATCCCCAGTCGGCATCTCGTCTTCTATTGAACTCCAGACAAAACTGACTATGCAGGAAGACGATGCGGCGATAGTCTTGCTAAGCCATCCGGTTGTGTTTGTAACGGTTATGACGGCATGGTTTGTGTCTCCACCGCCGCTTCCGCCGCCTCCGGCAAAAGGCCCAAGCGGTCCAACAACTACCGTGCCATCAGCAAGCATATACAAAAGCCCATTTTCGAGAAAGGCATCGTCGATTTTATTCGCAAGTTGAAGTCTGAAATTATCAACCGTCTGCTGAATTGCGTCAAGTTTATTCGACGTTTCCGCCGCTTCGTTTTCGGCATTTCCGGCCTTTTGCAGAGCCTGCTTTGCAACCAGATCCGCGTCGGTAGTCAACTTTACGATCTGTTCCGCTTTTTTATTGACCTTTGTCATGTCGTCCTGAACTTCGGTAAGAAGACGATTAGATTCATCTACATTGTCAAGCGTACTTTGAATCTTCTGATCCAAAAGCTCTGAAGCTTCATCAACGGCATCCTTGGCAGCTGTTTTAGCAGCTTCCTTAGCGGCTTGCTCAGATTCTTTCGCTTTTGTAGCAGCGGTCTGAGCATCCGTTTTCAATGCTTCAAGATCTGTTTTATAGGTTCTAACTGCAGAGTCAACCGTATGAGCCGCATCGATGATTTCATCCGTGCGGTCAATCACATTTACCAGCTCACGAATTTTAGAACCGGATATCAGCGTGTCTTTATCCAAAGCGGCACGTTCAACACGGAGGATAAAATTCGAAGTGCTCAGTTCTTTGTCGCCTTTCCAGAGCGTCAGTTCAAAGACCTGATCCCCAGCAACAGCGGTCATTTGCTGATCCCCAGCGACAGTTACGGTGTTTCCATCTATGGCAGCATCAACAGAAATTCCATTTCCGTCTTTCTTCGTCCCTCGGATTGTAACGGTTGTGCCACTTGCAATAACGAAATCGCCTCTGGTTGAATACAGCTCAAATATCAGTTGAAAATCGCTGTCATACTGACTTATATCAATCCTCAACGGAACACCGCCCGGAGTCACGTCGAGTCTATTTCGATAAGTAATCATTTTTATAGTATCCTCCGGTCATACTTTTGGTTTTTCTAGAATATTTTACTCCAAAGTATCTACATATCTCTGAGCATACTCGAGCACTTTATTCGCATTAGCTTTTGCTTCAGAGTCAATAATTACTCGATTAGCTCTTTTATTGTCTTCCACGATCTTTCCGGTTTCGTCATCAACGATGGAATAAGTCATGGACAGTCTCATGCCAACGGCATCAGAAAATACCGTTGCACTTGTCACAACTTTCATTCAATGTTCATCCTTTCTTCTTCGAGGTTCTGAATATAATTGGCAGCGAGTTCTCCATAATCGCAGCTTAATTCTTCAACCGGCTCAATAAAATCTTTGTCAAACTTATTTAAGCGTTTATTATTATAGTCAAACTGTTTTGCTTTGATCTCCCAACCAAATTTTAAACCAGGAGTCCCCTTAACTAAAAAATACTGAGGTGTTCTTTTGTCAACCCAACAATCGCCATCTCCATATTTCTGAAGAAAAACTTGGTATTGATGCGATACGTCAATCGTTTCTGCAAATATCGGATCAAACACAATATAACTTTCGCCAGTTTCATCGAGAACACTATCTCCGATATCTCCAAAAGTTGGGGTTGGAGTTTCATAGCAATACAACAAACGCTTCTGATAGTCTTCGGTGTCAACTACTCTAGACTTATCAAATGACACGTATGTATTATTAACAATGAGTCCATCAGTACTAAAATTTCCGCTATGATCGAAGAGAAAGTCTACCTTGTGTCTGTTTCCTTGACTCGTTGATCGTACCTCAGACAGTTCAATATTTAGCCCTTGATAATCGTCATAAATATACGCAAGCTGTTTAGAAGAGCTATATTGAAAAACCAGTCTTCCGCGCGGAACTACAATATACGGAGCAGATAAACCAATAGCGCAATCGGCATCTGATAAATTGTCATAGTTATAACTATCAAATATTGATTCACCAGATGAATAATAATTGCCGCCAACCGCTAGCTCGGCGCGATATCCTTTTATTTTAACGCCTTGGCGGTGCGGTGACGCATCAGTTCCAACCGCGATAATAGATAAACCACGACCCTCAGCCATCATGTAACCGCGCAACTTATCATAGGCAGCACCCAGTAAATTTCCGTTCTCTGCGACCATTCGCGTATAGAATATTAACCCGCCACTATTGAACAAAGTTTTTCGAATCCAGTATTCTTTATATTGTCTTAAATAACTGCTCCAATATTGATGAGTATTATCAATGCCAGAACTAAGAGGATTGTCATAATATGAATACCATTTAGCGGAGTATGTTGTAATACCATTAATATCAGCAGTTACAATTTCATTATTGCTTGCATCATAAAGACGCATTACGCCATTGCCGTTATTTGTGCCACCTAGACTCAACGTGCCGCCTTTAATAATATTGGCCAACATTGTGCCAGTCGTGATCAAAGCAGCATTGATGGCGCCGTCAGCAGTCAAGGCAACATCGGAAAATGGCCCATTATAGCCGTTATGACTATGACCTAGACCATTTTTATTAAATCTCCAGACATTTACAGCAGTATTCGGATCGTCCGTGTCCATAATCAGAATTTCTTCTGGTTTTCCATCGGCATTCAACGTAAATACTACATGCCCGCCAAGTCCACCCGTGATGAGATCTGTAGCGTGCTTAATTGCGGCCTGTAGCATACTTGACGTAACCGCAGCCTTCTTTGCTTTCTCCAATTCAGACTCGAATTGGGCCATAGTCTCACTGGATAGAGAACTGGCAAGACTTGTCTCAGGAGCGCCAAGTTCCATTTCATCGTAACGTTCCAGAAGAACGTTATACACGACTCGAATAACCTCTTGCTCTTCTGCGACAACGCCAAGAGCTTCATAGTAAACGTTAATCTGATCGCAAATGGATAAGCGCTGAAGAATTGCTACGTCCTTATACTCCTCCGTTTGCCATAGCTGAACGAAACTGACTTTAATGTTGTCTTTTGGAACCCAAGGCCTATTTTCGTTCAAATACTGAAGCGCCCTTGCCTTAAGCTCGTTCTGAGTAGGAATTTCCTGAAAATCGCCGGAAACATCAAGCGCTGCAACGATCGGGTCACCGGTAACATCGGGGGCTTTTACAAATACCTCTGACAAATATACGATAGCATCTCTTGTCTCTTGAGTACTTTCATTCGTTACCTGACCCGTCCAATACGGAGCCACCGCATTATAAGATCCGCTGCTGTCAATATCACGAGTAATATCCGTCATGTTTTTGCCATAGCGAATCGTTGCTCCGGTATTCACTCCGCGATTTTGATAAAGCTTTACGGCGAATTTATCGAACTCGTATTCTCCTGTTCCAAAACAGTCAAGGATTGATCCTTCCTGGCCGCCAAGAATATTTCTAACGTTTTCTGGATGCTTGAGCTCCATACTTCCGCCAGTTGCTTTATCCGTCCAAAATGTAAAGAGACTTCCGCCTTTAATCTTTAGTGGCAGTTGAGAAATCGCATCTGCAGCACTTGTTGCGGAAAACGGAACTACGATTTCTCTTCCCAAACGATAAGAAATATGATGCGCATTAAACGTTGCAACTCCATCTATCGGCGAAGATACAGAGTAAAGATCAAACGGCTGGATATCATGCCTATCATCATGGATGCATCCGATCACGCCGCAATTGTTCCAGTTTCCTGTTGCGTGCGCTTCGACCATGTTTACCATCTGCTGATAGAATTTCCCAGTAACGGGATACGTGAATTCAACCTCATAGATACCGTTACGTTCTTCCGTACACGTGCATTCAATAATATCTGTCAAACGCCCAAGTCCGTTAGACGTAAAACTGGTTTCTGAGCCAGAATATAAAATCGGTATCATTCAGTTCTCACTCCTTATTAAAGTCTCCACCATCTTGGAATAATCTCAACCTTACTAATGCCCGAATTGAGCGCAAAATTCGTATCTCCTGGCTTTAGTGTCGGGAAATTATGGTCTGTAAATGTTACATATGAATTACGATTTTCAGAACCTTTAAAGCAGTCCATCATTTCGCAATCAATATCTGTATAAGTATTTGCCGCTGAAATCGTTATTGATTCGCTGCCAATACCTAGAACGCCAGTTCCATAAACGCGAATGAGAGGCTTTGCTTCCTGAAGGGTAGGATTATAGATCGGTCCATTCGCGGTTAACGTGATTACTTTTTCTCCGGACTTCAAAAATCGTTGGGGCTTACATCTGAACGTAATATCGAAAGTAGACACTTCATGCCTTGGATCCACGTCAAAGTCAAATCCATCCGAAAACACTGCCATACGATACTCATCCGGATGGTAGGTGTCCTCCAAACGCTGGTAACCCTTCTGCGACAGCAAATAGTTTCTTAATCCATCAACATGCGTTATCATGTCTTCGAATATAAATGCCGGATAAGTCAATTCAATATTTTCAAATCGTTTTTCATCAATATACAAATCCCCGTTTCTTCCCGGAATTTCGTATGTTGCATAAACGCGGGCAGGAGCGTTATAAGTCCCCTGCCCACTCACATAGACATTAAAGTCTTTGCAGTTTTTTCCCGCAAAGGTAAAGTAGTTACGTCCATAAATCATCCAAGAGCACCCAACCTTTGCTGTTTATTAAGTCTTACAAGCCTCTGCTCAATCACCCTGGCAAGTTCATTGACATCCTGTCCTGGCTGAGCATAGACATTGATCGTGTTAGTTATAGTATCACCAACGCCACCAATTCCATTTTGATTTGTTTCGCTGGAAATTCGGGAAGCTCTGGTGTTTGCAGAAATGTTTCCGATAGAGGACAAAGCATAAGACGCCGAAGAATCAAACAGATTTGCAAATTCACTGGCCGCGTCATTTATGTTTGTCATATCCATAACCGGGGTAATTGTCGGAGACAGATCTTCGCTCATCAGCGATGTAATCGCCGCGAGAATTGGATCTATCGTACGAAGAAGTCCATTGGAAACGCCAGAGCTTTCATCTCCAAGACCATTTGCAAATCCGAGCATTGTAAATTTACCGATCTTTTCCATGACTTTTGACGGCGAATGAATACCAAGAGCAGCCCTTACTCCTGTCGAGAACGAATTACCGGCTTCTTTTCCACAACCTTTAAATACAGCGTTCGTATAGTTGTACAGATCCTTAAAGCCGGATATAGTTGTATAATTATACAGATCTTTAAAGCCAGTTATTGTATATTCTCCCGGCTTTGTTTTTTGAAATCCGCCGCGTCTTTCTATGCCCGAGAACACTGATCCAGAACTACTTGAAAATACCGATCCAGAACTACTTCCAGCTGCAGCAGCAAGAGCATTTGCGGCTTCTTGAACCGCTGCAACCTGAGACCACAAGCCATCAGCTAAGTTTTGACCGATGGACACGCCGGCACTATATGCTTCACTCGCTGTCGCGTTAAGAGAATTTATGAGCCGAGACAACGAATCGGAGAATATAAGTTCAATGCTGCTAAGTGCGTTCTGAATTGAGAACCGAATACTAGACATGTAAGTCACAACGGTGACAGAGATACCGGCCAATGATGTCATAACTTTTAGCGTTACATTTTGCAAAGTGCTTTGAACCATGTTTTCAACGTTTGAAGTCATCATGGTCATAACGAGCACGATCTGATCGCACATCGTAGTGATTACCATTATGATGACTGAAGAAATAGTCTCAACATTAGCCTGCAAAGTTGTAAAGCTAAGCGTAATCTGCTGCATATTAAGATCTACCGTCGCAGCGATAACAGTTAATCCGTTGGCAATATCAGTAAGACGTGTTCCGGCATCAGCGGGAATTGACGATACCGCCATAGCAATTTGAAGAATCCCATTTGCAAGGCCTGCAAAATCCGGACTTCCTTTGAACAAATTGCTAAGAAAATCTCCAGTCAATGCTTTAATGCCATCGGCAAGAGAAATTGCTGTACTCCGAATCCACTCTGGATCAAGACCTTCGAAAGCTCTGAAACCAGCAGCAAGAATCGGCAACGCATTTCCAAGACTGATTAAAGAATCCGTCCCGTCGATAAGTGATGAAAACTGCAACTTAAACAGAGATTTAATCACTGTCGACATCGCATCTCCAACTCTTATAATCATCTCAGCGTCTAAACCGCCAAATGACTTAAAGCCATCCGAAAGACTCGGTAACGCTTTTGACAATTCAATCAAAGTCGGCGTTCCATCACGAATCGTAGAAAACTGCAATTTAAACAACGAAGAAATTGCCGTTTTAAGCGCATCCGCAGCAGCAGGCAAGCCAAGCCACACCTCAGCATTAGCAAATGACGAGAAGCCATCGGCAAGGATCGGCATTGCATTTGCAAGCTCGATCAAGGTAGGAACGCCATCTCGTATGGTAGCGAACTGAAGCACAAACAGCGCTCCAACACTTTCTGCAAATATAACGAACGCTTTTCCGATCGTATCCCAATTAATTGTTTCAAATGTATGGAGACCTTCTGCCAAAGGAGGCAGCGCCGAAGCAAATTCAATCAATGCCGGAGCACCAAGGCCAAGCCCAAGAGCCCCTACAAGCAACACACTACCGGCCAGCCCAAGAGCAGCAACTCCTGCGGCAACCTCAAGCATCGTTCCGGCTTTGATGCCTTCCATCGCATGGAGGCCTGTGGACAATGACTGAAGCCCAAGGCCAAATGCAATAAAAGCTAAACCGCCGAGCAATAATCCAGGCGCTCCGACAAGCAACGCTAAACCGCCAATCCCCAAAGGAATCATTGCGGCTCCAAGCAATGCTAAGCCTCCTGCTATTTTTGCAAGCTCAAGGCCTCTAAGCAAACTAAGCGCGAAAGCCAAAGGAATCATCGCAGCAAAGCCAACAAGACCAAGGCCAGCGACAAGACCGCCTACTCCAAGCGCCAACATGGAAGCTCCGATAAGCGCCAAACCACCGGCAATTTTAGGCATTGAATTCGCCAACGGCTTAAGAACCCGAAGCGCGACCGCTATGATAAGCATTCCGACAGAAGCAATCGCTAAAGCTGTGCCAAGCATCAGCAAAGCTCCTCCAGCCATAAGCGCCATCGGACCAACAAGGGACAAGATTAAAAGAGCTGCCACCATGACGGCAAGAGCTCCAGCAATCATGAGAAGACCTTTCGCAAGAGCTTCTCCAGGAATCATAGCCAGCACAACAAGGGCTGCCGTCAAAGCAATAATCGCGGCACTAACGATGAGAATCGAACCGGCCGCAAGTAGAACCTTTGCCCCGACAAGCGACAACAAAGCAAGAGCACCGCCGACAATAATCAACGCGAACGCTAGTGCAGTAATTCCATTTTGAAGTTTATCGTATGGAATAAGGGACAAAGCCGCCAAAGCAGCAGTAAGAACCAGTATTCCGACCGACAGCATAAGAATCGAAGCTCCAGCCGCAAGCATTTTTCGGCCGCTTGCAAACTTACTAAGCACTGTCAAAGCCAATGTAACAGCAGCCAAAGTAGTAATAACGGCTAAAATAGAAATAACAAGCGATGTCGGATCAATCGACGATAGAACTTTAAGTGCCGCCGCCATTACAAGCATCGCAACCGAAACCGTTCCAACAGCCATAGCAAACAAAAGCATTGCTCCGGCGATTTTCAATAAATCCGTTGTAACGCCTTTATTGATCTTTGGAATCGTTTGTAAAATTGCCAATGTTCCGATCATCTCGCCAAGACCAACCGTAAGCACGAGCATGGATGCCGCAAGCTTATTAAGATCCATGAGAGAAAGAACGAGTAACGACGCGGTTAGAATACCAAGTCCAATGGCAACATCTTTCAGAGCCTTTGCATTTGTTCCATTTGCGAAAGAGTTAATCGCGCCACGTACACTTTCCAAGGTTTTCCCGAATGTCTCGCCAAATTTATTACCCGTAAGAAGCCCAAGAATTCCGTTATCAAAAAATCCATTCAGATTATCGGCAAATTCTTTTATCGACTTTCCGGTTAAGAATTTTTTGATTGCTAAGCCAAGAAGGCTTATTGTTCCAGCTATTGAGAAAATATTTCCGCCGAGTTTGTTTTCTCCGCTAAACACAGAAGAAAACGACTCTTTCATTTTCTTAACAAAATCCGAAACATAATCGTAAGCTTTCTTCGCGCCATTGGCCAACAATTCAAATGGATTATGGCTAATCACCAGGTTTACTACTTTGGACAAAATATCAAATACTTTACTCAATACGAAACCGATTCCTCCGATTGAACTCTCGATTCCGTCGTTTTCAATAAGCCAATTCAAGGCGCTTCTTATAGATGTAATGACCTTTAAAATTGCCTGAAGAATGCCATTAATAAAGTTTCCAGCATCGCCGCTTTTACCGATAAGTGTTCCGAGTAAAGAATTTACAATGATTGAAACAATATCGAAAATATCGCCAAACAGTCCAAAAGTTTCAAGAAGAATGGAAACAAACGTATTCAAAGCTCCAGAATCTTTCAGAGAAGACGTAATAACTAAAAGTAAAGCTCCAAATTTAGATAAAGAATCAAGAATCGTATCGATTCTAAATTTATGAACCTCTGGCTCAAAGTTATTCCTAATTTGATCAACAAACGATTTGATTCCAGAATATATAAACTCAAATACGGATGCAATTCCCCACGCAAGATTGCTTAATGACTGCACAACAGTAGAGCTTCCAATCCATTTATTTAAGCTTATTCCGAACTCCATAAACTTACCGGATAATTGACTAAGCATAATTGCGAGATCTCTTGGCCATTTAATCTGATTACCATTATAAGAAAATAATGGCTTAAAAGTCTCAACAAAAGCTTGTTTCAGCCAAACAAGTGGAGTTTTTAATGCAACAAATGTTGCGTGAAGCCCAGCAAAAATCTTTTCAATAACATTAAAACGTTCAAGATTATTAGTAAACTGGAGCAGATCTTCACTGAAAAACTTAAACGCTCTGGTCGCATTAATAAGCATTAGCGTTAATGCGTGAACATCGTCACCTTTCGAACCAAATATAACTTTTAAAAGGCCGCCACGAGTAAGATTCGTAAGCTTTGTAATTACTTCAAAAACGTTCTCCAGTGCTTCGATCAAGGTCTGATAGCCGCCGACTTTTGCGTTATGCCATCTTTCAAGGACCTCGTTTCGCATCTCGGCCCCAGCTGCAAACATTTCCCAAAGAACATCTGTAAGATCGGTCCAAAGCTTTTTTGCTTCTTCGTAGTTACCGAAAATATGCTCAAAGGTCGTAAGCCACCCAGAACTTACGGCATCCTTCGTAGCGTCTATTGCTTCGGCGAAAGATTTTGCTTCCTGAGCAGACTGAGCCGCTTTTACTGCAACTTCTCCGTATTTTGACGCAAGTGCCTGATAAGCTTCAGTTGCATTTCTATAAACACCGGCGTCAATAAGACGCTTTGCTTCGGTTGTCATCTCTGCAAACTTACCAAAAGCCGCTTCAATAACTGACGTATCAGCCCACTTTTTTGACAAAGTCTGACTGAAGTTAGCAATTGTAACGTCGCCTTCTTTAATCTTTCCCTGAGCAATAGCCACATCGATAAACGCCTGTTTCAGCTCTTTGGAAGCAACACCGGCAAGTTCAAGCGACTTCCAGTCCATCAACTGCAAAGCTCCTGCGCCATATGACTGGTTCAGGTTATAAACAACTCGGCTAAATTCGGAAGCGCCTTTACCAGCATAAGCAACGGCGTTACCAACGCCCATCAGAAGCGGAATCAAGTTTTCAACCTTACCGCCAGAAGAGGTCATCTGACCGAGTGCAGAGGTCATATCAGTGAATCCAAAGCTGGTTTCATCCGAATACCACATCAGATCGGACAAGTATTCGTTTACCTTCTCGATTGAATCACCAGTGGCATTCATAATCGTCTGGACTGATGCCGTTTTCTGTTCATACTTTCCCCAGCCGGCAGTAACCTGATCAATGGACATGGATTTGCCCATTTGGATGAGACTATTCGCGGCGTTCATGGCAGTATCGGCAATTCTTCTCAAAACCTGATCTCCGATAGTGCCCATAACAGAAAATTTACTGGTCACAGCTTCAAGAGCATTATTAAGAAGATCCATACCTTTTGACCCGCCGAAAGAATTCAGCATATGATCAAGCTTATCAAGCGTGGACATTGACTGGGCCGCGTGCTGCTCAAAGCTTTTGTTATTAAAGCCAAGAGATACAATTCGTTCTTCTATGCTCGTCATGATTCCGTGACCTCCTTCCAGGCGGATTTTGCAATCTGATCAAATATCGGACGAAGTGCAGGGTTAATATAGTCTCTTCCCTGCACATATCCTCCATTTGCAGTACCATGCCCATACTGCAAAATAACCGCGATTGATACACCGTCAACAATATTAGTATTTTTCCAGATAAGAGTCGGCCCGTTCGATTCGTGGCGGATCTCATACACCCAAGAATTTGCCGTTTTTCCGGTATCTTTCGGAGTCGCGTTCATCAAAGCCTTGACCCCTTGTTCTCCGTACTTTCTTAGAATTGAATCTAATTTTAAATTCTTTGCTTTTGTTAAAAAGGATCTGGTTTTTCGATAACTGCCACTAACCTTGACCGTAACCATGGTATCTTATCCTCTCGTCCCATGCTGTTTTCTTCTTGCGGCATTAAGAGCATGGTTTCTCTTTGCTATAGTGGATGGCGACATTTTCTTAGGAGGCTGCTTTTTAATACTGGTAACCTCAATCAATGTAAGCAGACGATTCAAATGCCATTTCTCACACGGCTGAAACGGTATTCCTAGCTCTACCATCCAATAATAAATAATTTCATTCGTAATTATTTCCCGACGACTTTTTGAATTTGTCTTTTTTATTGTTGTTGCCGTCATCGGATCGGCTATGTAATCTTCAATATCCCGATGGTTCTTTTTTGTCATACAAAGAAACACTAAGGGATCAACTTTCTGTCCAACTACCATAAAACGATAATAGTCCAGAGATTCTTCTTTAGTTTTTGGCTTATCGGACAGAAAAGGCTTATGCCATTTTGCCTCCCATTTTGAAATACTGATTAAAGAGTGCTCTAAAACAACGGTCGTCGTCGGAATATCTATAAACCGTTCGTTTGCTTCGTCGTATAACTCTCGTCCAGGAATAGTAATGGGGATCGGCATCGTTTATTTACTCAACAAGCGACAGGCCAATATCAGCCTTCACCTGTTCTTTTCCTTTCTCATACTGTGCCTCGTCCATATCAGGGAAAATTCCAAGCATCATCGGTTCGAGCTCGGAAAGCCCATCCTCCGTAAGAAGTGGCATCAGCACCGCAGCGTACGCCTCCGAAGTCTCAAACTCTTCGCTAAGCGGAACGCCATTTTTCTTTTTAATAAAGCGACCGTCTTCAGTCTTCTGGCCATACGCGGAAAGAAGAACTGACTGAAGGAAACTAACATAAGGCTTCCAACTGGCGTCGCCCTCTTTAATATCCGTAATCATTTTACGGTAATAGCCCATAAGACCGCCGTAATCTTCATACTTAAGGTCAAGATTAAGAACCTCGGCCTTCGTCAAATTAAAACGAACAACTTCTTCCACATCATGTCCGTCAAATCCTTTATAGGTTACTTTCTTTGCGTACATTTTCTGTTCTCCTTTCAAATATAAAAAGAGAGGCTGCCGTATTTCAGACAGCCTCCCAAAGTTCATGATTAAGTGCGGGTGAGAATATCGAGCACTTCATCCGGCAGCGGGAGTCTTGGCGCTGTTCCCTCGCTGGAGCCTTCGGCGTCGGTTCCGTAAAGAACATCCTCAATCGCCTTAAGCTTAGCATTCTTTTCGCCATTCTGCTGGGGCGGGAACTTCGTAGAATCTATCGTAAGCAGAGAAGTTGCCTTGTGACCAGTTACGTTGACTGGAACCGTTGTGAACTCCCAGCTGAACTGAATCGGTTCCGGACTGTCGTTGATCGTCTCGTAAGAACGCTCGGACGGAGAAGCGGAAGCTCCATAAATCAGATGGATCTTATAGCCGTGTGCATCCATCTCGGTATCATTGCCGATCGTAGAAACATAACTGAAGCCAAAGGTCTTACGGGGCTGCTGACCAATGTTCACGCCAGCAAGAAGCTGGGCAGAACCATCGCACTCCTCAAACTCGGGGGGATACGTATATGCCTCAATGGTGCCACCGAAGTTCTCAACACCACGCAGAACAAGGTATTTAATATCGTCGGCGTAAATATCGTTGGCATCACCGCCGTCTGGAGATTCAGAAACCGAGGTAAGACCGTTCCAAGCGTAACCAATCGGATAGGCACCGGTAGCGTCCTGAGGATACAGTACACCCTTTTTAGTACCAGTTTCGTAAAGCTTTTCGCCAACCTGGTCCCATACAATTTTAGACATGGGTTTGTCCTCCTTAATAATAAATCATAAAAACATCGTGATGGAGATTATCCGCTACAAAATGCCTTTCGTAGTGGCAATGACCAAAACGCTGCATCACTGCCTCTAGCATTTCCGGATCCGGCTCATCACGATTGATGTATGTTACTTGATACCCAGGACGAAACAGATAGGTCTTATCGTTTGCCTTGGGCTGATATGCAGTTGTACGTTCCATGATGAAACATGGATAGTTAATTCCGGTAAAGAGATAAGCCTCCCCTTCACCGTTTGTTCCGGCGTCTGGAGAGGCCTGAAAATACACTTCATCCGTGCCGAGCAGGTCTTTAAGTTCCTGTATCAGAAGGTCCGACCGTCGCTCCATTGTATGCTCCTCCCAGCGTCAGAATAAGTCGTGGGTACTGCAAGGAGGCTTCTGTAACCTTCCATGCGGTACCCATCCACTTTACGTATTTAATTGATCCAACGTGACTGCGAGCATACGGATCAACAAGAATCGAAATCTGCTGAGACGGAGCTATCGTATCGTTAACCTCGTTACCAGACTGATAGCGAAGACTACGTCGAAGAACATCTCCGGCGTACTTGTATTCAACCGGTTTTAAAGTTTTCACACCCGGGCGCTTCTCGGTCACTTCGACAAATCCGACTTCTCCGTAAAATTTCACGCAATCACTTCCATTTTGAATTTGTAATTCGGATTTCTGCCGTTCGGCAGTTTAGGAATTCAGATTATGCGACTTCCTCTTCAAGAACGATGAAGCTGTAGATACGAGTATTCGCACCAGACACACGGGTCTCGATCAGGCTCTTCATCTGGTTGAAGTCGATGTCGAAATCGGTGAAGTGGGTGATCTCGCCGCCCTTGGTGGAACCGATGTTGTAATCATTCAGGTTACCAATAATGGCAAGCAGACGATAGGTCTTAGCAGAAGCGCCCGAGCCCTCGGTGCGGGTCAGATTCTCGAATTCAGGAACATTGTAAACGCCGTTCACACCAAGCGTAGAGGTAAGTTCAGCCTTATCCTTGTACAGACGGCGGCCATTCAGATCCTTGGCGAGCTGGATCTTGTTGAAGAATCGCTGAGCGCAGAACATATCCATGTTGCCGGAACCACGATAATCGATCATGGCATCAAGGATAGTCTCTTCAACAGCCTGAGCATAAACATAGTTCGTGCCGAAGCCCGGATCGTTCTCAGCCGCAGTAGCGGAGACAACCTTGCGAATGGTGAAGATACCGTTATCGGTCCAGATAGGACGAATACGCTCTTCATTGATCTTGTCATCAGAAGCAGCATCGCGTCCGTCACCGATCAGAATCGCACGGGCAAGCTCCTTCTCGAGCTGCATACGGTCGATCTTGTACTGATAATCGACATAGTCGAAATCGGTAATATCAACGACGTCATCACGGTTCAGAGCGCTCTTTGCATAAATGGTCTGAGGCTCAGTGGTACGCTTCGCAACAGTGTAGTTGTCGGCCAGGGTCTTTTCCTTACCCTTCTGATAACCCTTCGCACGGATGCCTTCGATCTCACGAAGATCAACCTGAGAAGTACGGATACGGCTGAACGGGCTGCGGTGAACCTTATTCAGGACCGCCTTTACCCATGCCTGATCATTGGTAACGAGCTCGGGGGCACCAGGGCGAACGTCATGCCACTCAGGGAACAGGGCGTCAACGCCGGCAGGAGTCTGTCCGGAGGGATAAGAGGTGAAGCCGCTCACAGGAGCCAGATCGTCATGCTGCAGGCCATGATCTTCGGCGAACATGGCAAGGGCGTCCTTGAAACTACCGTTCTTTCTGGCATAGTCAAGAATCGCCATCTGATCGTCGTGGGTCAGAACGGGGCCGTAAGCTTCATCATTGTCAAACACATTGTGCTTCATAGTGGTATCTCCTTCATCTTCATCGTCTTTGTCATCGCTGCCGCCCTTAGCGTCTTCCAGCGCCTGACCGATCATAAAATAAACAACTTTCTTCTGCTCTTCCGTCAGTTCGTCAAATACGTCCTTAACGGTCTTTTCTTTTGCATCTGCCATTTTTGATTCCTCCTCGGCGTCTTCCGCCTTTTCATTCTTTTCTTCCTTCGGCTCTGGTTTCTTTTCCTCAGCTTCTGGTTTCTTTTCTTCTTCCTCACCATCTTTATCGGCGTGGAAGAGTTCAATCGGTTCTCCGGTATAAACGACAGCTTCGTCGAGGAGATCCTCATAGCTCTCGTCCGCGGTTCCCTCTCCATGGACAAGGATCGGGTTGTCAATGTAAGCGCCAGGATTTGCTCCGGCGAGAACAATGCTCACTTCTCGGATCAGACCATGCAGTACGTCTTTTCCTTCCTGAACAAGGCGGTTGGCATAAATCGACAGCGACACAACGTCTCCGTGCTGAACCGCAGATTTAACAAGCTGCGCATTCGGTGTATCGTTAAAACTGCAGTACGCATAAACACCATCATCCCGGTTCTCAAGAAGAGCATGACCAAGAATGCTGGCCGGATCGCTATGCTGATGCTGATACACCAGGGGAACTGTCTGGCCGTCGTTGTCTTTAAAGGCGTCGCGACGAATGACTCTTCCATCCGCACAGAGGAGATCATTCTTTGTCGCCCAACCGCTAAAGTCATACTTATTTGCCATTTTGAATTTGCTCCTTAAAAACAGAATCGTCGCCCACATCAGATCTATCTTCCGGAGTTACATCCGGAGGAACTTCCTGATTGTTGGACGACTGGTTAAGATTCTTATTCCTCAATTCATCAGCTTTCGGATCTTTCGACGGTTTAAAGCCGATCAAACCGCGAACCTCATTCGAAGAAAGAATCTCGTTACGTGTAAATTTGTCAGCGATATCGGCGATACTTGACACCGGTACCAGCTTAAAGGGATCACGGAAGAACATGAACGTCTGCCCCTTTGTTCTTGCAGTCTTCGTTAAGAACTTCCGGTTAAATTCGCCGGTTATCGCAGAAAGAATCGGCTCGATGATGCGATTATAGTAATTCATCATAGTCTGCTCATTAGCTGTACCATTTAAGATCTCGTTCGTAATCCCGAGCTGGCCCATTAGTGTCTCAGTCAGATATTCGACCTGCTTCATTAAATTGTTGTCCAACGAACGGTTTAATTGAATCACTCGCTCAGTTCCGTCGGTATACGCAATACCATACTTGGAACCGGCTAATTGCATCTCGATGTCTTTTCGACGCTGTTCTGCCTGCGCCCGGCGTGCCTCCGTTTTAATTACATACGGAAGCTGTATAATGAGGTCTAGTTTTCCGGCACTGCTCTGCTCATCGACATCGTCGAGAAGCCGCAGTTTCCGAATCAACCTCTGCATGGTGGAGTTCGGTTCATTCATTACTGAATAGAACGGATTCTCCACGATGGCTACCATTTCTTTAGGAAGAGTTACTTCCTGTCTCTGACCGTTCCGGTCATTGTACAATTCGATCGTTACATGCCTTGGCATCCATTTTGTAATCTTGCCGGTTCGCATGGTGTTAATATCATACGATCCGCCTTTGTACGGATTCGTTGTCGTATCAACCGGAACACATGCAACGACGCCCTCGTCAAGCATTGACTGCACAATATCACGAACGAAAGCTCTGGATTCCTGGTCAATATTCGCCTCAAGACTAAATATCGAATTCAGACCGGAATCTATGACATCTGAAAATCTCCCATTGCTATCCGTCTTGGCGTGTCTAATATCAATCGAGGAGCAGTCAGTTGCAATACGATTGTAGATCGAGTTGATGATCGTACGTTCGTTTCCGATTCGAATACGATGCCGATCCTGTCGGTATGAATAATTACCGTAGGAATATACCGGCTGCGTAACGGTCGGATCTTTGTTATTGATGAAGGCATTCCAGCCATGCTGGAGCCTTTCCATAAATGTTGGCATTGGAATATGCCTCCTATCAATTGGTTAGAACCCTAAAATGGGCATAAAAAAATCCGCCTCTTTGAAAAATAAAGAGACAGTTTTAAACTACGATAAAGATTACTTCTTTTTAGAATCTTTATAGGTATGCATATCAGAAATATCCTGATATGTTTTAATGATACTGCTTACAGTGTAAAGACCGGCGGCGCCTTTTAAAATATTTCCAGCTACACCGGCACCAGCAACTATTCCGTAATTTCCTCTCGAAGCTCCATACCGTTGAGCAGTAATTAGAGCGCCGATAGTAAGACCAGCACCTACACCGTATGCAATTCTCCTTCCAAAATGCCTTCCAACAGCACCGACATCGCTTCTTCCGGCTTTAACCAACGCTTCTCCACGAGCGCGTCTTGTTTCATAATCGGCATTTATCTTTCTACCGCCCATTCGATTAATCTGCCAGTTTTTACTTCTCTGATTTTTGTCACTTGGACGAAAACGAGAATTTCCAAATAAATCTTTATTGTAGCGTCTTTTTCCGTCAGGAGTCAGCGTTCCATCCGCATTTTGGAAACGTCTCAACCCCCATTTCTGGCCTTTAATGCCATGATGCATCAGGTAGTTATCTTCGTAGTAGATCATTTTAAAACTCCTTAACGATTTCCAGAACGCTCGTAAACGCCAGTCAAATAATTCATCTGCCTAACGGTACGGTCCATTTCTTCCTGTCGTTTACGCTGCTGTTCATTATACCGACGTTCTTCTTCACGACGACGTTCTTGCTCCTGTCTAGCTCTTTGCTGCCGTAAAGCCCGCTGAGTATCGGCATAATTCTTCTTGCTTTTCTTTATGCCGCCCTCAGATTTATACTTCTCATATTCTTTGTTTAGACTCTTATAGCCGCCATTTTGATACTTTTCGTTAGCACGATTTGAACTTCCAGAAGTTAAATAATCATAGAACTTCTGCCCGGATGACATTTTGGATCTTGACTGTTTAACATCATCAAAGTACATTTTCTTACAAACATCGTCAACGACTTGCTTAGCAATAGAATTGTTATAACCGCTGATGTCATTAATGGTTCTGCTTAAGGGATTCTGGCTTCTTCTTAAATCTTCCTTTACTTTCTTTTGTATTGCGCTTTCCATTTCGGAAGAATTCTTGGCAGAATTAATTCTCCGATTAATCTCAGCATCTTTTTCCGCAATCTTCTGATTTTTGGCATTAATTTTCTCTTGCCGACGATCGGCTTTTATTTGATCGGCTTTTGCTGCCTTTTCGAGCATCTGTTCTTTTGCGGCTTTATTCATAGACGCCAACGTTTTATTCCCGAGTTTACTATAAACGCGTTCGCTAACTCCATATGCACCAGCAAGAGCTCGCCGAACATTTCCTCCAGCAGACTTCCCAAAGTATCGAGCTTTTCCAGCTTCATTAAAAGTGCCATCTTCGTTTTGCCAACGACGTTGTCCCCACTTCATTCCTTTGAGGCCATAATGGCAAAGGTAATTAGATTCGTAATAAATCATTTTGAATCTCTCCATAAAAAAATCTAAGAGGGTTGCTTTTTAAGGCAGCCCTCTTAACAATTTTTATTTTCGTCTTCCATTAACTTTTTTATCAATTTAAGAGTTATTTGTTCATTCGGATGCTTCTTCTGATACTTTTCGATTAATGATAATGCTAAATCATATTCGCCATCCGAAAGTCCCATCGAACTAAATTTCGGTCTTGCGATACTCTCATAAATCGGCCCAATTATTGGAATTTTTGTTATAACAGAATATAGCACCTTATGCATTAAATAGCCCCCTATTGATTATAATAATTTCTTACAATATCCTTATAAGACAACTTTGAATCTGGATGTTCTTTCTTATAATCAGCAACGATTTTCTGTTCAGTCTTAGTGTTTGCTGCCTTTGAAGCTCCGACTATACCTGCGCCAATAGCTCCATATGTTGCCAACTGCGGTCCAAGCGCTTTAGCGCCGATGTCCAAAGTAGCAAGAGCATTCTTTTTATTAATTTCGGCATTACTTAGTTCACGGACATCGCTGACGTTAACTTTATCTTTGGTGTTGAAAATTATCACTGGCATATTAGTTCCGAAACCACTAAACTTTTTATCATTTACATCCATTATGGCATTATAGCCTTTCTTGGACAATGAGTCATAGTATCTCTTTGCGACATCAGAATTCTTAGCGTTTCCGCCAAGTTGCTGATTAAAATATTCATAAACGTTCTTATCGACTTTACCATTTTGAATGGCCTTTTGCATAGCCGGACTAAATCTAAACTGCTTAGAAAATGCCTTCTTAAATTCAGGATCATTATCTATCAAATCTTGCAAAGCACCTTTTGCACTTTTCGTTGAGGCCATTTTAAATGATTCTTTGGCATTAATTGTTTTCTCATAGACATGCTCAGCAGCTTTCCCATAATTGCCAGCTTTAAGTTGTTTGGCATATAGTCCAGCGTACTTTGCATTATCCATCTTTTTATTGCCAAAAGTAGCATAAAAAGCATCCTGAACCCCAGCAGTATCAGATGTTGCAACCCTTTTGAATGATACATCGGATTTTATAACTCTGTCAACATTATTCTCAATATATTTGCTGGCTCCATAAGCAACAGCAGCCGTTACCGCAACACCAGCAGCAATTTTCAAAGCCTTTTCAGTTCTTGCTCTTTTATATGCTGCTAATTCAGCTTCTTCCTCAGTCATGCCCTTTGCTTTATACTCTTCTTCAAGCTTAAGCCTTCGCTTAGATTTCGGTCTGGTATCAGATTCCATCCGTTTTCTGGCTTTTTCATCAGAAAGATCCTGTTTTACAAATCGAACAGCATTGTTGGCTCGAATAAGGGCTTTTTGTTCTTTTTCGGCAGCCAGTAATCCGCCGGCACTGGCTTTACTATAAGCTTTTGATGCCGCTTTTTGATCAGCTTTCGCCTGTTTTAGCTCTGCCTTACGCTTCTGAACATCGGGATCCTTTTGCAATTTCATAACACTAATTGGACGATGAGACGATGACTTACTAAAGTATCGAGCTTTCCCAGCTTCATTAAAAGTACCGTCATCATTTTGCCAACGACGTTGACCCCATTTCATTCCTTTGAGACCATAATGGCAAAGGTAATTAGATTCATAATAGATCATTTTGAATCTCTCCACAAAAATCTAAGAGGGTTGCTTTTTAAAGCAACCCTCTTGATCGTTCAATATTTACTTTTTAACGACTCTCATGCTCGTAAGAAACCGTTTAAAATGCGCAATAATTAACAAACCGAAGATACACGTCTAATAAATTCTCATCTAAATACCACAAAGCTTTTATTGCTATCCAGTCCGGAACGCCATAATATGCGCTGGCAATTGAACCTGCAATACATGCAATCGTATCGGTATCTCCGCCAATACTTACCGCCAGGCGAATTGCATCTTCAAAGCTTTCCGATTCTAGAAATGCTTCAATGGCCTGCGGAACGGATTGACCGCATTCAACATGGAATTCATAATTATCTCGAATCTCATCGATTGTAAAATCAATCGGATAATAGTTCATATAGATAATATCACGTATCGTTTCTTTACTTAATCCGTGTATTGATTCCCAGATTGAAACTGCAACTGCTTCAGCACCTTTAAGCGCTTCAGGATGATTATGGGTTACTTCAGTAACTTTCTTAACCATTGAGAGCATTTCACCTTTATCTTTTGCCAAATAAGGAATCGATGAAATTCTCATCGCAGCGCCGTTTCCATAGCTTCCATAAGGCTTTGGTTCATCAGAAAAAATCCAATTAAGAAATCTTCGCCCATATCCAAAGTCATAACACATCCGGCCAAATCGTTGCATTGATTCTACCGCACATTCAGAAAGATCTCGCTCGGTTTCGATTGAATTCATTACCGCGTCGGCGATCGCCAAGGTCATTATCGTATCATCTGTCGGGCAGCAGTCCTCATGAAAGAATTCAAATTCTTGTCCTTTATGACTGGTTCCTTCAAATCTCGATCCGATAATGTCACCAGCCAATGCTCCAGTTAATCTAAAGTCCATTCTTGCATTTCTCCTTTTTCAAAAATATTAGAGAACGTAATGCTCTCCATTAAGAGAAATGTAAAAATTGCGAATTATCTGAAGGCACCTCGCATAACTCGTGCATCAAAGTTATTCTGACCGACCTTATTCATAATATCCCTTGCAACTTTTTGACCATAGTCGGTGGCTTTTTTATCGAGACCTGTATAGTGGAGTCCCATGTAAATGGCAATTGCGGTAGCTCCTGCATATGCAGTATTTCCTACAGCAGCATTGATGACTCCTTTTGTAGTCTTTTTAACTGTATTCGCAGCATCTCTTGCTTTTCGTTCCGTTCTTGCTTTTGCAGCATGATCCGCCATATCCTGTTTTGCCAAATATCGATCAAATTCTTCTTTATATGCAGAATCTTTAGATCTCTGATTAACTTTTGCTTTAATCAGTTTTCTTCGAGTTCCAGCACCTTCGCCATAATACATCTTGGCACGAGCATACTCTTTAGCATCTTTCTTTGCATCTAATCTTGTTCTCAAAGGCACACGCCGTTTCTTTCCAGCTTCTGTATAAGTTCCATCCGAATTCTGATAGCGCCGTACACCCCATTTCTGGCCTAGAATGCCGTGGTGCATCAGGTAGTTATCTTCATAGTATACCATTTTGAATTTTCCTCCAAACTTACTCGAACGCATCCTTATTATGCTTATAGGCAATATACGCATCCATCATGGCAGACACGTTATCGATCTTCTGCTCTCTCCGTTTCTTCAGAAGCTTTCGGTTCCCATTGGTATCCTCGATCGTAATACAGTTGCCCATGCAGAACGACATAAGCTCCTGATCAAATAAGAGCATTCGTTCGTTTGCGTAATGCTTCAGCTCTCCAAGAGGAACGGATTCTGTCTTAGCGCCCTGAATTACTTTCTCAATTCCGAACGGACCATTCTCTGTTTCCCAGCGCTCAACAAATTCTTTCGCATTATACGGGTCAAATCCAAAGCAACGAACATCGTATTCATTGTCTATGATGAACTGATCCAAGTCATCGTATACGAGCATCATGTCGAGCACGACGCCGTCAAGTACGATCAAACTTCCCTCTTTGATAAAATCCTCATACTTTGTATGCATAGCCAAAGGAAGCTCCGACATTGTCTTGGAGGTAATATAACTTCGAACTTTGGCTCCGAATTTTCCGTCGCGGGTCGGAAAAAGAAACGTAAATGCACAGAAGTCATCTCCCTGGGAAAGATCCGCGCCCATGGCACATGGCAAACCCCAGAAGTTTCGCTTCCTGTGCGGAAGTGTTTCTTCATATGTAAAGAAATACGTGAATCCTTCCATAGGAAGATTGAATCGCTTAGCAAGAATTTCGTTTCTCTGATCTGGAAAATTCTCAGCCTTAGCTACATCTTTCTGATACGCCGAGTAAGTAACAGTATGTCCAAGATTTGGATTCGCTTTAATCCACATTCTTGGATCACCAACTTCATGAATATCATCAAGCTGATAATACCAAATAGACACGTCATCGAACGCTTCGCCGGTTTCGTCGTCATCAAACTCGCCTCTGAGAATCTTTATAAGCTGCATTTTGATGGAATCGCCGGATCCGTTTCGAACAGTTCCTTCAGAACTTGTGGCAATAATCAGGTAATCATCTATGCCGCCTTTAGCGCATCCCTGCTCAATAGCGGTAATCGGATCTTCTCGAATATCGCCGGAAAGCCATTCGTCAACGCTTGCGCATTTACAGCGAAGCCCCTGAAGTTTATCGATGCTGAAAGGTCTGATCTCAAGAAGCGAATTAGTAAGAAAATCTTCAATGCCCTTTTTTGTAGAAGCCAACTTCACACGATTCGCTTTTGATCCAGTCGTGTTTTGAAGAGAACCTTCGGTTAGAAATTGAAACAGAGGACCTCTGGCTCGAACAATTGAAGTTTTTATAGGGCTTAGAACTTCTTCTGCCTGCTTCATTGTCGGAGCCGTTGTAATCTGATGCGTAGTCGATGCATCAACAGTTAGGAAATAGCTCTGAATCGCCGAAGCGTACATAGACTTTGCAGCGCCTCGCCCAACAATAAGAAACTGCTTCTTCGTAAGACGATTTTTATAACGGACATTCTTATAATAACCGCCGTGCCCATCCTCATTCGGGACGTATATACTTCGAGTATCAAAGTAATACCAGCCGAATACTTCTTCCGCCCAAAGTTTAAATGTATCAAGCAAATGTAGATCACTGCCATCAGTAAGCGTTAATTCTGAGTTACAGTAATCGATAAATCCTTCGACGACCGCATCGTCATAATAATACCTCGGATTCGCGATCAATCGGTCAATGCGGTTCATTTCCATTTCGATCCATCTGCAGATCGGGATTTCGCCTCTCAACACAGCGTCCCGAAACTGTCCGTAATAGGTCGGAACCGCCGTATTGGATAACGCCATTTTGAAATTTCACCTCGAGATTGCAGATATGAAAGAATTGTGGTATAGTTGAATTCGTGAAAGGAGATGATGAACTTGAGTAAGAAACCGTCTTGGAATTGGCTGAAAGATGACAATTCTGATGAAGTCCATCACATCGAGTGGCCATGGGACAACGATGATGATCAGCCAGATTACGACGATAGCGAAGAAGGCGGGGCCGATGATTATACATCGAGTCGTCCATGGGGAATTGATAATGATGGATTTTGATAAAAATGAAGAACCTCAAAAACATAAGAGGTTCTTTTTTTTATTAAAATTATTTTCCAAATGCGACGTCAAGAAAATCACCGGTTTCAAATGCTGCGTCAAGAAAATCACCGGGCCCGATCACAAAGTCAAGAACGCCTGGTCCAAAGTCATCAATTGCCTTCTTACCATTAGCGATAGTTTTTCCGATGCCTTGATCTTTAATTTTACCAACAGTAGCCCCAACAACTGCGACAGCAAGTGCTTCAGCGCCCTTTTCTCCAACTTTGGCCAATACCTTTTTAGCAAAGCTCTGACCATTATTGGCTTTCTTCTTTGCGTTCGCCATTTGACGAAGAGCATCTTCATTACGAAGACGATTCAAACGATCCTGAAGCTCCCTATCTGAAAGTTGATCGCGGTGCTTGTAAAGTTCTTTTGCATTTGTAGACTTTACAAGTTTATCGTGGTCAACTTTATTATTCTCTCGCTCTCTTTTTCGTCCGAGAGGAGTTCTGGTGCCATCTTTATTTTGAAATCGACGGACGCCCCATTTCTGGCCCATGATTCCGTGATGAGCCAGATAATTATTATTAGTTTCGTAATACATGTCAGGCCCTCACTTTCCTGCAATATTAAAAAGAGAGCCCTGAGGATGACCACAAGGCTCTCTCGTTTTTACTTAGTCGTTCATACCGGCGGCACGAATCATCGAAATGTACTTCTTGAGTTCCTGCTTCTCATAATCCGAAGCGGATGTGTCAAAGAGCTTTTCGAGACAGGAGACCGCACGGTCGCTGATGCTGTGACGACTGTAGCCGCGCCCATGATCGGAATATTCAGGACCGTAGTACGGATCGCCGCAATAGCTGCGGTTCATGAACTCAGAAGGATATCCGGGATAGCCGAAGTAGCCATCAGAATTGCTCTGATACCAGCCACGAACTCCGTAATTCGGATTTCCATAGCTTCCACGGTTCATGTTACCATAACTGCGATCCGAGTAAACGGCCCTCTCAGGCATGCCATAAGAAGTGATATGATACTGACGGTAAGGTTCGCCGTGCATAGAATATCCACGCTCGGCATACTCACCGGGTTCTTTCTTATCTTCCTCGGCCTTGCACTCCTCAATACGACAGCAAAGCTCGTCGTACAGATGAAGACCGTCAATAGCGGCTTTTGTTTCGGCAGGAGAGAGGTCATTCTTCTGCATGAGTTCGTCGAGGCATTTTGCGACGACTTTCTTCATGTTTTCCATGGATTCAGTTTTCAGTTCCATTTTGAATTTCCTCCTCACTTCTTCTTGAACACAATATTCGTAGCCTGGACCAGAATAGGCGTAGTTCCAGTGTTACGAATACTGAGCGTCTGGCAGCAGCCCTTCCAAATGGACACGTTGGCAGCTCTGGAGACATTAAAGTACTGTTCAATAGCGGCCGGCGTAACTTCCATTTCGGTTCCTGCCAGAGTATTTCCATCAAGAGCGAACGCGACCGAAATAGGTCCAACAGTCTCTCCTTCAGGAATGGCGATATTAGCGCCGAAATCCACCATATAGTCTACGGTAGCCGGCTTGCAGCAGCATCTCCGAACGCAGGAACCGGTGTCGATTCCCTTCATCAGAAAAGCGCCGCTATCCTCACGGTGCAGAATATAACCCTTCAGGCAAGGCTGTGCCGTATCGGTGAAGACGATGGCCTCACCGGGGTTGACCGTCTGAACGGCAACACTAGTCCATTCAGCCATCTCGGCACCTCCTTAACCCATGCAGCCGCAGCCTGTATTCTGAGGACAGCAGTTCTGATTCTGAGGGCAACAGTTCGGATTCTGAACAATATACGCAGGACGCGCCGTCGGCAGAACATACTGCTCAATCTCATTCGCCAGAGCACGCTGACCGGCCTGAATTGTTGCAGTCTGCTGGGCCTGAGAGGCCAGACGATTCGCTTCGTTCAGCTGAGCCGTAAGAGCAGCAATCTGCTGATCCTTACCGGCAAGCTCGAGCTGGCAGATCTTATCCATAACAGTCTGAATACCGGCATTCGTGGCATTAACAATCGCCTGGGTATTGGCATTGTTTGCCATGAGCATATTTGTCAGACCTTCGCTCAGGGCAGTGCGATCAGCGCAATTCTCTGTCGCGACCGTATACTTGAGGTCGGCGAGGCCGGCACGATTCTCACAACAGCAGTTCTGAAGATTCATGGCAAGGCCATTCATGCCTGAAATTGTCGCCGCCTGATTGGTGTTCAGAGCCTGAAGAATATTTGTGTTAGCATTGCAGCGAGAGATCTCAGCATTTGCGAAGCCGTTGCTGAGAGCGCTGGTAATACCATTCAGAGAGCCCATAATGGCGGACTGGTCGAAACCACGCTGGACATCAGCATTCTGCTGGTTACCAATCATAAACGGCATCATACCGCCCATACCGCCGCCAAAGCCGAAGCCATTGCCCCAACCGTTGTTGGCGAACAGGAGCAGGATAATCAGCCACCAGGCAGCGTCGCCGCCAAAGAAGCCATTACTAAAACCGCCGTTGCCACCGTACATCGGACTTACGGGCATAGTAAAATTAGCATTACCGTTTTCAGAATAAGACATTGTCTCATTCCTCCTAAAAATGTATTTATTCAGATCCTCGCCGTACTGCAGATAGGTTCGGAGGTGAACATCGAATAAATAAAAGACTGACCTAGCGTTTTCTACCGGTCAGTCGATCTGCGATACTTGCAAACTGATTAAATTGTTCTTGGGTCATTTCTCTATTTTGAATTTTCTGGCGGACAATCTGCTCAGCTGACATCCCAGTCGGAGCAATCTGTCGTGCCAGATTCTGAAGAGCAGAATTCAGATCGAAGCCAGATCCGAATCCCTGCTGCTGATTCTGCTGATGTGAATTAAAGAATGGATTCATTAAGTTACCCTCCTCAACCGTTCAGAAGCTTTTCAAGCTTATTGTTCATTCCGTCAACCGTTCCGGCAAGCTTTTCAACCAAATCGTAAAGCTGCTTGTGTTCATCTTTTGTGACGAACTGAGCTTCAGGACCGAACGGAAGTTCTTCAACCGTGTAGTGAAGGGCATGGATCGGATTTTTAATATTCCCGTTGGCGTCCGTTTCACGACGATAAATCACAGGGTTGTTATTATCCTGAAAATACATCTCTTCGCTCGGAGAAGTCGGATATGACAAAACTTCGTCTATGCTTTCAACCCAAACAATATTACATTTAGGTCCAGCAGCCGCACTCATAACGGGATTCATCGGCTGAGTGTTTGGTACCGGATTTACTGTCGGCAGACTTGAGAATCCTTTCGCGGCTCCTGCAGAAGGAACCGGTGTTGGAAGTACCGGCGAGGTTGTAACGCCATAATTTGTTGCGCTCATTTCTTATTGTTCTCCTTTCGTCCAATAGTACGTGGGCATCTCACTCCCGGAATCCCACGTATCGTAGTAATCTCCATCTACTACAGTTACAACATGCTGATCTAAAACCAATAAAAAGCTGCCTTGAGGATGATCTCTGCAAAAATCTTTTACAGAGTATCGCCCAAGACAGTTATCTGGTATGAATTTTCGGATGTATCCGAGTTTGTACAGGAACGCGCCCCAAGTTGCATTTCCGGAAGGCATGTCTTTGTACAGAAAGCCTTGAAATGTTGTGGCAGCATAAACGGTGTCCCAATCCTGATTCAGAAATTTGCAGATCGCTCGGATCGTACAGTCTCCTACGAATCTTCCTGCCGGATTTGGATTAAAGAATTGAAAAGCCATTTTGAATCAGTAGCCAATTTCAGCTACATCATTCATCTCCCATTCCAATTCTTTTATTCGCTCGTTATAAGCGGAAAGAACCGAAGAGTTAATAGTACTCGTATCAAACACGGTTTTAACCTTCAAGAAAATATATTCTTTAACTTCTTCCTGATAACCGGAGTCAATAAAATCAGACCACTTCTCATCCGTCCCAGTAATTTTAAACGGTAATTCTGGACCGACGCCAAGCCGGCACAGACGAGAGAACGCCGCGTTAATATGCGGAATGATCTGAGAATCAAAGTGCTCATAATCTTCGTCAGGGCCGAGCATTCCCCTGATTGTTTTAAGAATACTGTCGGTCATTTTGAATCAACCTTTCATAAGATTAAATTCCCTTAAAATAGACTCCGGCTTTTCTAACCGCAAGATACCTTATTTCTTGAGGAAGCTCCTTCCACTTTTCAATGCTAAAGTCTTCTATTTTATCCGGCAAATCTATATTTTTAAATTCTTTTCTACATTCTCCGATAGAATATCGATTAACTTTTTTAACGTCAGCGATCATGTCTCCGTTCAACAAAATTAAAGGTCTATTTGCCAGTCGACCTTGATCGTTAAAATCAATAGTGGCATTGTACCCTCGCGAGTAAAGTTCATCCGCATATGCCGCACCAAGTTTATTGTCTCTATCTCCAAGATTTAAACAATACAAATAAAAGTTTTTAAGAATGTCTTCTCTATATACCGAATCGGTTCTACCAGGATAAGCTTTCTTTAAAGCCGCTTCCATTATTTCAATACTTTCTTTCTTGCCAGGAGCTTTAATTGTATTTTTTGCACTTAATTCTTGCTCAAATACTTCTCTTAGCCCGTCTCCAGATTTAGATCCATTCCACATTTGCGGTAAAAATCCTTTATAACGAAGACGATCATCCTCATCAATAGAAACATACTCAAATCCGGATCGAAGTGAATCATATCGTTGATCCATCATTCTATACATTTTAGATCCGACATTAATCACAATAGAATCATCGTTCGTCATATTAGCAAATTCTTCTTTGCTAATCGGATCGAATCGGTGCGCATCACAGTATAACCAACCGCCAATAAAACGCTGCGGTTTTCCAGCAAAACCTCCATTATCGCTTAATTTCTGATTTATAAAAGCTTTTCCAGAATTAATGGCAGGCTTATTGGCTCTATTAAAAAGTTCTTCTAAAGCCCTATCTTGATAATCCGAATAAACTTTAGTTCCTACCGCTATAGCGGCTACCGATAAAACAATTCCTGTTCCAACTATTATTTCTTTCTTGTTCTTTTTAAACCAATTTTGATTATCAGGATTTACTACGGCAGCATTTTTATTCTTGGAAAGAATATTTCGTTTAACGTCATCTTCCGTTTGAGTGCCATCAATAGCTATACCAGAAAAAACCTTTTGCTTAATTTTAAAATCCTTGATCTTACTAAAATCATATTTTTTGTGGGTTTGGGCGTTGACATCATTGCTCAAAAGACTTTTTCGCCATCCGGCTTTCTTTTCCGAAGTAGAATGATCTGCGGCATCTAGAGGATATGGAGGACCGTTACGCTTACCCCACCGCTGGCCTAGAATGCCATGGTGGTAGAGTTCATCAGTTCTATAGTAGTTCATTAGTTATTACCTCCAAGGGCATTGATCATTTGGCATTCGAATTGTCGGCTCGAGCACCTTTAGTAATGACCGATCCCCATAGTGAATCGCATTATGTGTATTACTTGATGTAGCGATCACATACTCAGGATCCATAAGAAACTCAGTATGATTTAAAATATCGCCTTTACCAATTGGATTCATATGATGAATAATCACCATCTCACCTTGCAGGAACGGTCGATCTTTGCAGGCAAGATCGCATCCGAGATCTCGTGAGATTATCTCTCTTCTAAATTTTCGCCATTCCTTTGAAGTATAAAAGTCTTGATTAAGCCATCGATCAAAGCCAAAAGTATCTTCTCCGACTTTTCCGCCGAGACGTAAATACTCATAGCGGGAGATGAAATCGGGAAGTTGGATTAGTTCTGTGTAGGTTCTAATGACGAAGTTCATTCGTAGTATTCCTCATCATCGTCTATCTCCATTCCGGCGCCAGAATATCGACGCATGGCCATAATCGCTGCGCCATAAAGTTCTTCTACTCGTTTAGCAGATTGTAAAGCTTCGGTCTTTGCAGTCATAAGTTCCATCTTTTTCTTTGTAAGCTCAAGCTCCTGTTTTTCCTTTAATGAGCCAAGCTTTAAAAAATGAACCACTTCTGCTGAAGTGGCCGTTCCTTCGCGCAATCGTGACTCGGCAAGATCATATGCCAAGGATATAAGCTGATTCTCTCTTGCCTCAGGTGTACGCCCAGGAGGAGACATCGGCATTGTTGGAGTAGTTTTACCTAGTTTTTGGCGTCCCACAGCCAGTTTCCTCCATTTCTTGTATAGTTTTGTTTAAAAATCATTTAGTTTTAGTAGCTTTTAGATACCTTTTACAGAGGCATGGTGGAGCCTTGGACGGAGACTCCGAAAAATAAAAACCATGGAACTCTTGAAAGGAGAACGGAAAACAGCTGAAATCATCAGTGGTAAAGGAGGTGGAGTGAATAACATGAAAGAAAAGAAACCCATGCCCCTGTAAAAAGCATCTAAAAAATAACTCCTCCGGAGAATTTTTTAGGAGGCCAGCGATGCAGGGGAGGGGGTATATTTCGAGGACCCCCTCCCGGGTGCCTAGAATAGCCATCAATGCTGTTGTCATGCTCTCATTCATAACTTTTTTAAAGAATAAGTATGAATTTATTCAAGACAAAGCGTTCTTGTAAAAAGAATTAGAAAATTTTTACAACTTTCTTATAAATTCCGGTTGGATCTCTAAGGACTATCTGGTCAATCGCCTCATTAATCTCAATCCGATTGTCTTCCGGAGACAAGTCATCTGAAGTATTAGCAATCCTTTCAAGAAGACCGCAAGAGTTGTAACCTTTTTCCGTGTCAAAGGCAAACCATTGATCAAACTCATCGTATGGATCATATGGATTGTCTATGGTAGTCAAGTATGCGTATTCCATATTCCAAATCCTTTCATTTGACCAAATATCTTTAATTCAGCGCCTTATTAAGCGTTGAAACAGACACGCCAATAGCCTCGGCTACTTCTGACTGAGAATAGCCGTTGTTAATCAGCTGTCTTGCCCTTGCAAGCGAAGAACTAGAAATCGCCTTATCTGGTCTTGGCGTAGCTCTTTGACGTAAAGAATCCGTATCTGTGTACTTAAGAATTTCAGTAAGTGTTGTGTCTGAAATAGCGCCAGCCTGAATGGCTTCCCATTCTCTATCAGATATCTTTATAGACAGAGAGTTCTCTTTATTCGGATTTCTAGGTCTAGTGCCAATAGAATCTCTAGCTCTCTTTAGTTCTTGCTGCCGGATCTTCTTGATATCGTCACGATCTTCAATTCCATTAGCCTCAATGCGTGCTTTAGCCTTAACACCAGCTATAAGCTGAGCTTGCCTTTCGAGGGGGGCATTAAGTTTAGCTATATTAAGCTGCGAAATCAAAGATGCGCGTTCTGCAGCATAGGTTTTCTTAGCTGTCGGAGATATCTTTAAGCGCTCAGTAGCTCTAAGCTCTTTACGAGCTTCATTAGCTAGCGCTTTAGTCTTGTTTGCATAATTGGCATAAATATCTTCAATCGCTGTTCCAGAAGAAAGATCGAATGCATCGCCACCCCGATTAAAGGTTTCGGTCATTTTATTAGACTTATTCTGACGAGCAACGACTTTACCATTCTTATCGATCTTCGTTTTACCGGTCTCTCTAAATATCTTTTCTCCGTTCAGATAGCGAGCCTTTTCATCGTCGGTCATTTTATTAAACGTTTTATACTCTTTGCGATCAGGCACGTATTCAACCGACTTTGACTTTGAAATCAGAGTAGAAGCACCACGATTTGCGCCACCTTGATACTCTTTTTTAAGGCCAGCAATGTCATTTTCTCTTGCAGAACGCTTCCAATCCAAGTTATGCTTTTCGGCGTCAATGACAACCATTGAATGCCTAACGGCTTTAGCAATATCTTCTGTCGGAGCCATATGAACCTGCATGTCAGTAATCAGGTTTGAGACCTTGCCCATTTCCTGCTGTTTATGGAAGCCAGTTTTAGGACCAACACGGGGCATGCCATCATAAGCCGGATATTTAGCGCTCGGATTAAAATCTTTAAGACCTTCAAGAGGCGCAGAAGTTCTGATATTAAGGCCTTTCGTTGGAATTACCGTAACGGTATCACCATCAAAGTCTGCTCCAGACAGTATCTGGGCAACATGAGCATTAATGCCAACAGCGGTCTTAGCCTGCTGAAGCAGCATCTTTCCTTCTGGATTCTGGTTATTAACCCTGAGCCTTGGAATCTCAAATACTCCGGCATGAGGATATCTTATTAGAACAACCTCTTCTCCATCATTGTAGTTTGGAGCATAAATCTCATTGTCTTTGAGAGAAGAAATCGGAAGAATGACGTGCGCCGCTTGTCTCGGAAATGCCGTAGCCTTCAAATGAACCGCTGCAGAATCGCATTCGTCTGCAAACGACTCAAGAAGCTTTCTCTTAACAACCGGATTTGTAAGCGCAGAAATATCTTGAAACTCGGCGAGTCTATCCGCATAGGTTTTATCGAGTTGCTGCTTGGCAAGATTCTTTGGCTGTTTAGACAAGAATTGGGCCGAAAGCGTTTTAGACCATTTCTGCCAATCCTCATCTTCGTTGACGATATTCAGAGCACCTCTCTGATCCTTAACGGAAGCACCAAACGGATTCTCTTCATCAATTTTGGTTTTTCCATTGGGGGTCTTAACAGTTTTCATCGGTTTCAAAACCGAATTATCTTTATCCTCTGAAATCATCGGAACGCTCTTGCTTTTATTCGTATTAAACACAATATCTACGCCATCAGGCATTGTTTTAGGATCAGCATACATCGCCATACCCTTCAGATAATGTGTTCCGTCAACTGCAATACGAACCTGTGCATAACGACTCTTACCAATATCTAGATCGGCTACGCCTTCTCGAATCTCGATAACGCCGTCTTTAGCTTCTCCACCGTCTTCAGCATATCTTATTTTAATTCGATCTGAACTAATGCTTTCCGGCTTGCCCATTCTCTTTACGGTTTCGGCGTAATCCTCAAACTTTACGCCTTTAGGCGAAGAAACCTTGTCAATATTAGCTCTGACATCAGCATAAGAAACGTCGTCTTTCGTAAGAACTGCGACGTTCAGTTCCTTACTAGGATCGGTTACTTGCCGAACACCAACTCTATGGTATTTGTATCCTTCCTGCTCTAATATCTTTATAGCAGTTTTCATCTGCTCTTTTGAAACTCCGAGTTGAAGCTCAACACCTTCGCCAACATCAAGATACGGACGTTCCTCAATCTGTTCTTTCAGAACATCGGCAAGCTTTGTGGCAGCATCTCTACGAATCTGATATTCCGGTTTCAAATAATTTCTGATCGTAGATTCTTTGAAGCCAGTTTCACGAACGATTGCAGCATTAGAATATCCTTTATCGTGGAGTCTCTGCACCTTTGCCGCGTTCTCTTTCTTTTGCTCATTGACCGCAATAGAACGCATCGCACGATACTGGGTCGTACTCATACCGAAGGCTTCTGCAATCTGCTTTTGAGTAAGACCTTGCTTTTCAAGATCCTTAGCTCTTGAAAGAAAGTTTTTGTTTCTTTGAGGATTCTTACCAGAACCCCAAGGATATCTTCCCGAATGCCTTGGCGTTCCGTAATGTTCAAGGAACCGATCGTTCAATCTGTCGATTGCGACAAATATCTTTCTACCGCGTTGACTATCGTCCATGATTCTTATCCTTCTTCCTTCACTTTATTAAGACACTGATCAAACAAGATGATCTTGTCCATAATGAACTCAATATCTTTAGGATCAGGGGTCTCTGCCATTACTTCATCCAACTGATAAATACGAAGTTCTGAATCAAATCGATTTGGATCTTTGTCATACTCAAGACAAAACAGAGCTTCATATATCATGAGCTGTTCCATATGAGCCGGAGTATCTCCGGTCTTTAGATCGTGAATACGAAGGAAGTTGTTCTTAAACGAAATCGCATCGGCAGTTCCAAAGCAATTCTCCGAATAATACAAAGGCTGTTCCGGAGTCATCTGAAAACCAATTGCATCGTTGACGTACATGTTTAATGTTTTCTTTGACTTCGGAAGTTTGATTCCAAGAGTAATCGCTTGCTTTGCAAAATCGTGAAGTTCTGTTCCTCGTTGAACTCTTGCAAAATTTCGATATGCATTGATCAGTTTCTCTTCGTCGTAGTTAATCCAATGGTACTTAGACGCTCCGAGAAACGCGTGTTTTCCTTCGAGGTTGAAATGCTTGTTGAAGTTCATCCAGTACCTCCTCTTTGTTCTCTGGACAAATGAAGCTCGCATAGGATATCTTTTTCCCTAGCGAAATGTAATAGTCTTGACCAGGACGGTGAGAAGCGTCCGAGCTTCGTTTTGTTTCTAGCCAAGCCCATTTATCTTGATAAAAAACAGAAAGATCGGGAAATCCCTGAATGTAATTTGGATCGTTCTTAAGAACAATACATCCTGGAAACCGATCTTTTAGTTCTTTAATCAATTTAGCCTGGAATCTGCTTTCCAGCATCAGACATACCTCCTGCTTAAAAAAAATAAAGAAGAGGTATATCCCCTCTATTATAAGGGATGTTTTTTTTGCGAATCAAAAGAATCAAAGAATTTATTCTCGTTAAACTTCTGTTTCTTTCGAAGCGCGTGCGAAATGCCAATATCTATAGGACTATTTGATTTCAGCTTGTAATAATACAAATCAGTAAACGGAGTATTCATTCGATCAATCCTTCCGGCCGACTGAGTCATGATTTTGTATGAATAATTCAAAGAGTAAAATATCATAGTATCCGTTTCTATGCAGTTCCAGCCTTCGGCTCCTGCTGTATACTGAACCAGATACACCCACTTATCAGTTTTAGGAATTAACTGATGCTTATCGCCATTCCATTCAGCAACTGAAATATCTTTTTCATAAGGAGCATTCCTTAAAGCATCTCGCTCATAGTTGTAATTGTAAAACACTATGATCTTTGGATGATCTTTTAAAATATCAAGAACCGCTTGGATCCTGCTTGGATCTGAATTGACAGACTCTCTAAGAACGTAGCAAAGCTCAGCAGCGTTTGTAGTTGGTTGATCTTTGTAAATGTTCCAACGCGTGTTCATAATATCTTTGTATTCAGCTCGATCGTAGTCGACATCCACTATTACTTCATGAGTTCTGGTTGGCTTCTGATAATCCATTGTAACAAGGATCTTGTTTCTATATCGAATTAATCGACCTTCGTTCAAATATCTAGAAACTTGAGGATACTTCGCAAATCGACTAAACACAACATGCCTCTCATTGAACTCGGTTCTGTTTCTGAAATATCCATTTGCTATGAAAACAGGAACATAATCCATCCAAGTATCGCCAGGCGTTGCCGACAGTAAAATCCAATGATTTGCTTTTGTAATCTTTAAGAACGCTTTAACCCAAGCGCCGCTTCCAACAACACGCTGCTCATCAAATATAAAAAATGAGTCTTTTACTCCAACATACTTTGCTATGTTGTTCCATGAATCGATGTGAACTTCAAGATCTTGATAAATCGTATCTTCTGGATGATCTGCGGATATCAAGAATGGAACGAGTTCTCCTTCCCATTCTTTTGTATCCCTTTTTCGTGCAGTAGTAATAATAAACAGATTAACCGTTTTACACATCGGTATATACTCATTTATTACGGAGCCGCCACATTCTTTCATGAAATAATAAGCAATAGAAGTTCTTGACTTTCCGGATCCAACTTTTCCACATAGAATACTGCCATTTCGCATTCGATTAATAGCGTCTATTTGATAATCGTATAAAAACGATGGCATAGTTCGCTCCTCTTCAAATATCTAAAAAAAAGAGGCTGCCATATTTCAGACAGCCCCTATAAATATCTTAGAACGGAAGATCGTCTTCATCATCCTCGAAGTTCCGATACTCTTTCTCGAATTCGTCTTCCTCGATGGTTACATACATCGCTTTGACATAGGCCTTAATGCCAGACTTGCCGTTCACTTCCCAGCAATAAGGCCGAATAATAAGCTGAACTTTAGTAAATTCAGCATACTGGAGAGCAGAAATTGTATCTTCCTGAAGCATGGTCTTTTTATTCCCAGAGATCATCCACACCTTCGGAGGATATATCTTATACGAAATCTCAACCGGAAGATGATAGATCGGCTCATCAGCTCCATCGGGCTCCCAGGACTTTACATTCCATCCGTCATCACGAAGCTTGTCTGCCATTTCGGCGTCAAGAATAACGCTGAACGTTCTCTTTCCTCCGGCTTTGTCGAACTTCGTCGGCTCTCCAGTAAAATTACGGAAACGAATCTGTGCGTTGTCAATGCTAATGTTAGGTACATCTGTTCTTGCCATGGTTAAATTCTCCTTTCAAATTTGAAAAATATCAATTAAGACGCAAAGGCCTCAAAGTCTCCATACTCGGAGATTGTGGCAATTGCGTCATCTACAAGCGCAGCGTAATACTTTCGATTAATTCTGCGCATTGCTTCTTCAGTTCCAAGCGCTCTAAGAACTTCGGCTTCCATCCACCGATATCCTTTTGCTCCGGTTGCGAATGAATATTTGCCGTCTTTCTCTCGCATCAAATATCCACCGCCTACACCATTAATCACTGGGCAGAACGATCCTGCACGTCCGATGAATCGGTAATCATGACCGGCTCGAATATCTTTTACCAGTTCAGAGGCTTCCATCAAAGCAGTGCCGGATTCCTCTGTAAGATCCGGAGCATCACCGGTTTCCAAATATCCATTGACCTGGCTCATCGTCAGCCCATACTTCTTGAGAAGCTTCTGAAGACGATCTTCTTTGTCTTCAACATTCGGAAGATTCTCGTTAAAGTCCAAATATAAAGCAGTCTTAACGCTCTTAGTCTCGCAGACATCCTTAAACTCAATCGGCTCTTTACTAAACAACGTCTTAAACACGTATGGAACCTGGAACTGAGTTCCTGTGGCTGTCCAATGCCCATCCGAAATATCTTTTGCGATATACACGGCTTCGTTTACTAGGCAAAGCTTTTCGTAAGTTGCTTCGTGCTCGAACGTATATCCATACTTTTCTCCGAACTTCATTACGAAATCAATGATCTCGTCGTTTGCATCCGGAATCTTGATGGAATCAGTCTTAACATGCGCAACCGTATAGCCTTTCTCCTCAACGGCCTTCTGAAGCTCGATCATAAATAGCGCTCCACGCTTTGCAACGATGTTATCGACATTCCTTGGATCGCGGAACTTATTATCAAAGCTAGCAGAGGTCAAACCATATACACTGTTAATTACAATCTTCAGAGCCTGAGCAAGAGCCTTTGCCTGTGTCTTATCCTGCAAATATCCAGTAAGCTTCCCATCAAACAATTTTGCAGCTCCTTCGTAATCGCCATGCTTAATAAGAATTCGGATCTTCTTCAGATCGCTGAATCGCTTCGTATACTTATCCCCGAATAGATTCAGATTCTCGATGCTTGACGGATGCATGGAAGCAATATCAAGAAGTGCAACGTTCTCATACATTCCAGGCTGAGCATAAACTCGTCCGCCTTCCCCAGGATCCTCTCCACGATAGATAGACTTACCCTGAACGATCTTCCCGGAATATCTTTTTGGATCGATGCCCATTACATTGTACTCATATCCTGGAAACATCTTAGACAAATCCGTATACACGAACTGAATCTGAGGATTCGGATCATCGCCAAAGATTATCTTGGTTGTATGCTGGTTTGTTGTGTGATTCACAGTAAGCCCGGAAATATCTGCAAGAATCTCTCTTGCAACGAAATCCGCACTCAATGCATGAAACGTTGCTTTTGTTGCAATGACATCGTTCACACAATAATCCATCACCTTGTCCCATAACTCTTCTGGAACCGGCTGATCCCACGGAAGTCCAAGTTCTTGATGATGAATATCAAGCTCGATCTCCCATTTCTTCAAGCTCTGCTTCTTAGAAGCAAAATCGTAAATATCTGTGTAGGACAGATTGTATGCTTCCCTAAACTTAGAGTTCTTGCTGCCACTTATGATTCTCTGCGAAAGAACATACAGACCGTAATTATCATAGTCCATCATCCTGGCATACAGAATGTGGTTATCATACTCGCGGTTATTGAATCCGACCAGCTTTCTCTCGCAAAGCTTCTCAATATCTTTTGCTGTCGGGTTGATCATCTTAACCGGATCACCGGTATCTGTCATCCATACAACGCCGAAGAAATTCGGGAATACTTCAACGTCAAAGAATACGAGTTCATCGTCATCGGAAAATGCCGTATCTTCTGAAATATCTTCTGACTGGAACTTCATCTTAGTTACGAGCTTAATACAATATGCAGACTGATTACTGCTTTTTGCAGCAAACCCAAGCACCGCAGGGCGAAGATCCGTAACGTCATAATGCATTCCGGATTCATACGCATCATTCAGGATCTTAAATATAAAGTCAACGCTTGATCTTGTGTCAGCGTGGATCTCTTTGTTTAAATTCCTTTTTATTGCGGTTCGAAGAGCCTTCTCAGACTTCAAACCATCGAAGTTTATCACTCGCGCCTCCTCCTTCATAGGCAATCCAGAATTAATCTCCGCAATCGGAATATCATTGCAGAGCTTAAGCTGTCTTCTCAAAGACGAATTACCTGTAAATACCTTCACTTCAACATTATCATCATAGATTCGGCTTAACTTTGTAACGTCGCCTTTGTAAATATAATGCAGATGAAGTCCTTTTCCGCTCCGACTGGTTTCAACATATGTCTTCGGCCATTTCGAAGCCTCCGCCAAATTCCTTTCAAGAGATTTCTCGCCGGTTGACGGATCTTTAAGATCAAAGTCGATTACAATATGATTCTGAATATCTTCTGGAAAACGAATGTAATGCAGCTTTGACGTTTCCAGATCGCGAAGTTTGGTCTTACATTTCTCCCACTTAAATTCCGGACGATCCCCTCCGGTATCTGTCGGAACAGCATACTGAGCAGGACAATCGGCTAAAATATAATCCAGAAGACTTGTCCGCTCTTCAAGCTTGATCCAGTTATCGAATCCTTCCGCTTCCGCAGCATCTTCATCAGAAATATCTTTTACTTCAACAGGATCGGTTTCTTCACTATCGGTCTTCTGCGGTAATTCTTCCATTCCGAACTTCGATCTTCTCAATCCTCCGTACCACTTCCGCAGCTGCTCTCCGCTGTCCGTACGACATCTTTCCTTGTACTCGCGGAAGTAGTTCTTCAGCTCTTCCTTGAAGGATCGCATCGAATACGGATATGGAACCTTGGCTTCATTGCAGTAAATCTGATACTTCGTCCATGCTTCTTTCAGAGTCGTATAATCTTTTCTTAGGAATTCGTCCAGATACTCTTCCATGAAGTTGTAGAAATCGTTTGTGGCCCCGATCATTGCCTGAGGAATATAATTGTCATAATAATAAGGATCCGCCCGATAAACTTCCATACAATGCCACGCAATGGCGCCAAGCTCAAAATCAATCTGTTCCTTCAGTTTCAGATACCGTTTCTTCTGAATAAGCTTTCCGGTCGGAGAAATATCAATCAGTCTTCGAATAATACCGCTTCTTGAATCTGTTATTCTGACTGGTTTATTGGTTCCCATGAAAAGCATCGCATAAAACCTGCTTCCATACTGGCTCTTATGCTTTTCATTCACAATTATCTCTTCGTGGGATACAAGACTGTTCAATCTGGCGTTGTCCTCGATTTTACTAAGATCACCATCTTGTTGAATCGCAACCAACGGATTATTCTTAAATGGCTCCAACGCAAATTCGCTAGTAGAGCTTCCAAGCGCTTTCGCATTAAACGTGCAGTCATAACCCTTAAACATTTTTGCGATAATATCAAGGATCGTTGATTTACCCGTTCCAGAATCACCATAGAACACTCCGAACTTCTGAAGCTCTTTACTGTCCCCGCTAACAACGGAGCCAATAAGCCATTCAATCTTATGACGCTCTGGAGGAGAATATAATGTTCCGACCATTTCATCCCAGGCATCTGTGCTTCCTGGCTCAAGCGCGTAAGGCAAGTGAAAAGACGAATAATCTTCACGGCGTGGTTCTGTATTCGAAAACACAACCTTCTGATTCAACGGATGAAAATTATCAACAAGCTGCTTTTGAACATACTTATGCCACTTATCGATCATTCCGGTATCAGAGTTCCACAAATATAATATTCTTGCGTTTGCAAACTGAGGATTCTCTTTCTCCATCTTTGCTTTGTATGCATCCATCTCAGCATCGATCAATCCGGTGGCATCATCCTGCTCAGTCGACCATGCACCTCGTTGCTCATCCCAGACCGCATAAAAGTCGCTTCCTCGTATCATCAAGTCCTTGCTGTTCTTCACAATAAAAATCGGAAATATCTCAATCGGATCGCCTTTCCTTTTCGGACCTCTCCACGTGACTTTTACAAAATCCGTCTTGCTCCCTCCTTTCTTCTAAAAATTCACCAAAAATGGCTTGCGTCAAAAATGACAGTTTTTTTTCGTCCTTTATATATATAAAAACATATATTTTTCTCGTGCGTAGTACTAAAAAAAAGTGACGCAACTGACGCAAAACCTCATTTTTTCACGATTTTTCAACACAAAATCAATTTTACGTAATAATTAATTTGATAAGCGAGCTCCATTTTTTTCAAATTTTTTACCGATTCTGTACCAGGAAACATGCAAAATTCGCCATGAATTCCATACTCCCGATTCATAAATCTGTTCAAAATATAGTCCACTTCGTCCTTATCAAACCTGTCATTTTCGAACTGATCCAGCCCCAAATTATCAATCATAATCCAGAACCATTGGTCTGTCCGATCTCCAAAATCAGGGTCATACATCAGTTCATTTTCGCATCGAATGGCCAGTGCGATCATCATCTCAAGACAGGTGCAGGGACCGAAAATATCAGCCCCTTCATCTGTTTCACGTTCGTATTGTTTTCGTAAATCCAGACCATCCTTTGCACGATTAATATCTCTTGGAAGCGCCCAAAAGAACTCTGTAGAATATAAAGCAAATAACAGTTCTGAGTAGCGTTCACGCATATGATAGTCTGGCGAAATCTGATACACCAGCCAGTCGAAATAGGTCAATCTGAACCTTCTTCAGAGACAAAATCTGTCTCTTTCAACTGAATATAATAGTCCGTACTTCGAGCTTCATTTCTGACATAAATCTCGTCCTCTTCGATCGGTTTACTCAAAATATAAGGTCCGATTTGGTCTTCCAAAGAGTCCAAAATCTCGTCAGTTTCGTCGATTACGGCGATTCCGTCGGCATAATATTCGACGGTAACTTTATCATAATGCAGCTTTTCGCTTGCAAATTGTTCCTCAGAAATCTGGTATGGCTGTTCTGCATAGCCCTCAGAAGGCGCTTCATGGCTCACGAAAATATCATAGGGATCGTCCCCTTCTTCGGTGTAAAAACGGTCATCATGGTCCTCGGAGCCCTCATTTTCATCGCGTTTTATCCCGAATTTCCCTACTTTTTTATGCGGTTCAACGACAAAATTGCCCCGATTTTGACCGGAATATCTATCAAAAACGCCCTGAATTTCGGTATTTCCGCTGACATAACGATGCTCATTTCCCGATTTTTCATCATTTTTTGCGTCAGTTGCGTCAGTTTTGTCACTTTTTGTGGCATATTTTTCTTCCAATTCAGCCTTTTTCTCGCGATAAAATGCCCTCATTTCCGAAATTTCATGATACGCAACGTCCCGATAGTGCTTTTTTATGGCAAAAAAGGTGACTCCTGAGCCAAGAGCCACCCCAAAACCGAAAAATATCCACTTATTCATCTTTTCTTTTTGAATGCGTACGCAAGAATGTTCCCGTCACAGTTCATGTCAAGGTGAATATTCTTCAAATATCCATCCTGGGAAGCATCAGAATACTCATCGGTGAAGTATTCTTCGAGTCCAAAGTCTACAAAATCGTCTCCGAGACCCATACACCAGCCTAAAGATTGCCCTTCTTGTGTCCTTTGAAGCCCAATTGCATCCAAAACTTCATTCAAAAACACATGCCCTCTTGAATGAAGCAAGTCATTGGCATAATTCTGAATTCCTTTGAGGAACATCAAATTATAGTCTGAATTTGCTTCCCAATTTCCAGGAGCTGTCTGAGCATTCCAGTCAAATTCATAGGGAGAGTACTTTTTTGAATGCGTCTTTACATTATCTTTTACCGTCTTTTCGACGCCATTTTCATCATAAACAGTGGTCTCGCCGCTCTCTTCAGTTCCAAGAAACAGATGCTTTTCCTTATCTTCTCCAACTGCCTCTTTTACACGCTTCCTGTAGTCCTTATAAGCCTCGTCAAGCGCTTTGTACGCCAAAGTTGAGGAAATGTACCTCTTTTTTAAAATGCCGTGAGAGCCCATTATAAGGCCCACAGAGAGCATTGTCAGAAATACAGAAAGACTATACTTTTTAGCCAGTTCCCAAGCCAAATGACGATATACTCTCAGACTTTCGATCTTACGATTCTTGTTAATATCTTTCTTGCAGTCATCAACATTGTCATATCCAACCAGTCCGGAGAAGTCGCCTTCGTCCAGCTGCTTGATTGCTCCGTCAGCCTTCTTCTGAATATCATCGAGCTTATCCTGAGCCTTAGAGACAGTCTTCTCTTCAACGACTTTCTTCGTCGCAATGCAAGCCGCCACTAAAGCTGCTCCTCCGGCAATCAGTCCACCAGCTAGCATAAGTTCCGGAGATGCCGCTTTCAGTTTAAGACCTGCTTTACCTGCAGCCACTCCGGCTTTTGCAACCGCGCCCAACACGAATTTAGGTGCTTTTACTTTCATAAATATAATTCTCCTTTCAATTTATCCAACAGGATACTCTTTTGGAAGATCAAGATAGTGTCCTCCACCTCTGGCAGGTTTCACTCTTACATCGCTAAGATCATTCCATCCCCATTTCTGATCCGTATGATCTGCATCACGGACTTTTACGCCATATTGCTTGAGAAGATCAATATAATCAGCGACAGTTACACGAGTGTATTGATCGAGAAGTTCTTTCATGTCTACAAGAACCATCTCAGCGTCCCGTCTGTCATCAAATATAAAGTCGTCCAGAGGCTCCTGATAAGAATCATCCGAATCTCTCTTGGACGATTTCAATGATCTGTCCCTTCGATTGTCATTGCCGACAAAATATCCACCATAATTAATTCTGGATCCTGTAGAGTTTACAGATTTGCGGCTTCTTCTTGAGCTTCGACCGGTGTCCCCAAAGAATCTCATCTCAACCACGGTCTGAATGGTATCCGCAATGTTCTCAAGAATCGCCGGTACGAGCAGATCCTCGATAACGTATCGCTTGATTTCCTTTGGGCTTGCACCATTGCGAAAGAAAATATCAATGAATTGTTTTCCGAGAGACCGCTTTTTAGAAGTGACAGAGCCATTCAAAGTCTTTTTTGGAGTCTCATCAGTACTTTCTTCCTGAATATCATTACTATTTTCTTTTCCAATATCCCGATACTTATGAGCATTCGAGGGAAAATCAATGTCTTCCGCTCGAAGACTTTCTTTTGGCACTTCAGCCATATGTTTAATTACCTCCTTGAAATATCAATTGATTCTATGTCGTTTCGCTCAGCGTTTTCTCAGCTTTCCACGAAAGCTTCGATTCTGTTTCACTGCGTTCAACGTTATCTTGACTTACTATGTAAGTCTCGAAGTCGCCTCATATAATTCGGCGTTTTCTCAAACCGCTATACGCGTATTTCGAAGACAAAAGAGAAGTGGGCTGTTTAGCCCAAGTCTTCTCCTTCTTTATCATTTTCATTTGTTTGATCAGTTTGATCAGTCTTTTCGGTTTCAGTTTCTTCAGATTCTTTCTGAATGATAGCAATATCTTCCTTCACTCTTTTGACACTCTCTTCAACGTATTCCGCTACGTCATCGATCTGTCGGTTCAAATATCCTTTCATATGCTCCCCAAGGCATCCACCGAGTAGCCAACCTCCTACAAGCATCCCGCCTTTAACGACGATATTAACCTGAGGAGGAAGAACCAATCGGCAGAGACCACAGGCAAGCATCTGAGCTCCTTCTGTACTGACAATCTCTGCGACAAGCTTTGCTTTCCAAACAGTATCTTTTTTCTTCATGATTTAATTGCTCCTTTCAAAATATCTGAGGAATTATTCCCTCATTAATAGAGCTGAATATTTTGCGTGATGCCGCCCCATATGATTCGGCGTTATCTCAATCCGCTATACACGATTAAAAAAAAGAGAAGCGGATTGTTTAATCCGTCTCTCTTACTGGTAGAATATCAATTATTCTTCAGAAGTCCCAGTAGACTCTGTCTCAATTTCTTCGTTCGAGGAATCGGTATCAGATACGGTTTCGATCGTTCCATCCTCGAATCCGGTATTCTCAGAAGACTTCTCGTCAGCATATGCCATCGCAACACCGACTCCGACGAAGGCTATAACACCTCCGACAAGGCCAAGTGCTCCAATGAGCAACTTCTTTCCGAGATCCTTCCCTTTATCCTTCTTCGGGCTGGGGTTGATCACGTTTCCGTCATCATCCACCTTAATTACCTCAGTCTTATTCTTTTTCTTAAACAGACTCATTTTCATGTTCTCCTTTTCAAATATAATGTGTAGTTTCCTACCATTATAGGGACTGTATTTTTTGCGATTTTTCACCGCTCATACAGCCCCTATCGGAATATCAATCAGTTAGCATTTCGAGAAGACATTATACATTTCTTCATGGTGCAATCGGCAATCGTAAATGATCACTCCAACCGGAACGTTCTCTTTCCAGTCAGATGCGAAACTAATCGAACATGCGTCTTCAGACATCTCGACAAGTTTCTTTTCGGATATATTTGAATTTATAATTTCAATTCCGAAACCAAGGGACTTTCCGAAATCACACGATTCTCCGCCAATATCAAGAATAAAATCATTTACAGGAACAAACGCGTAACGATTTCCATCAAGAATTTGCTCTCTCAAATCTCGTCGAACATTTTCTGCTGCCTGTCTAATCTTCTCATAGCTTGTTCGAATATACTGATGCGATCCAGGTTCATAAAACCAGCTTTCCCCAGGACCATAGTTTTTATTTGGGTCAATCGGTGTCGCGTTCTTAAGTTGATCTTTAGCGATTTCGTCCTTAACCGCTCTAAGATGCTTCTCTCCGTCCAGTTCCTTGATCTTCTCCTCAAGTTCTTCCTTGCCCTTGGTACTGATCCCGAGCGCAGTCAATGCAGACATGAGTCGCTTGAAATTAATTCGATTCGCGAGCCAGAAACACACGATAGCTCCGGTAGCAACGGAGATCACAACCCAATAATGCTTTGCGCCAATGCGAACGAGCTTAAAAATATAATCCGCTTTATTTCGCTTCTCCTTATCTTCAGTCGCTTCCCATTTGGCCTTTTCAGCATCGAGTTCCTTCTTGGCTTCCGGAGCTTTCTTTGCCATAAGCCAGAGAGCAAGACCGACACCTCCTGTACCGAATCCGCACAAGATTCCAGGAGCGTGTTTCACGATTTGCTTTCCGCTGTATTTTACGGCCATCTTACATCCTTTGATGATTGTTGAGAAATTCATGCCTTATCCTCCGATACCTCGTTTACAACATCAGGAGTCATTGCGATGGCAATCCCAGCAATAACACCTGCTGCAAATCCGGTTGCAAATATAATAGATACACCAACTGCTCCACAAAGTACTTTCATTCCGCATCCTCCTTTGTCTGAGTCA